TTGTAGTAAAGTCTTGTTTAGCAAAACTTGTGTAACTTAATGCTGGTTGATTTCCAATAAACGGCATTAATCTCCTATGTACTTATTGCATCTACTGTTGATACCCAAACATCTAAAGATGAAGCTGTGTCTGATACTACTTTTAAAGCATCACCAGATTGAACTACAAACTTTGCTCCACCATCTAAAACTTGTAATGATGAACCTGCAGGAATAGGTGCATCTTTAATTAAATAAATATCGTTTGAACCATCATTAATATAAACTGATGCTATAACTGATGAACTAGTTACATTAGCTACAGATATTCCAACAACAGTATCATAACTGTCTGAAGTAAATAAAGTTGCAGCAGATGTTCCTACATCATTGCTTGTGTATCTTCTAAAGTTCTGTGCCATATATACTCCTTATTATAAAGCGATTGCCATTGCAATACTAAATCCATTAGTTGCAAAATTACTTGTGTCTACTGCTTCTACATTATTCCATGCAGAACCTGTCCAGTATTTTAGAACATTACTTGTAGTGTTAAAATATAATGCACCTACTAATAAAGTATTACTGTCATTGTCTACTGTTGGATCACTAGCTTTTGGTCCAAGATAACGATCATCAAAATTATCGTATGCAGTTTCTGCAGCAGTAGCCGATGTAGCTGCAGCAGTAGCCGAGTTAGAAGCGTTTGTTGCTTGAGTAGTTGCAGTAGTAGCAGATGTGGCAGCATTCGTTTCACTTGTCGATGCGTTTGATGCAGATGTACTGGCAGCACTTGCACTTGACGCAGCATTAGTTTCAGATGTTGAAGCATTTGTAGCAGATGTTGCAGCATTGGTAGCAGATGTAGCAGAAGCTGTCGCAGAGTTTGAAGATGCAGTAGCTGAAGTTGCAGCTGATGTAGCAGAACTTGCAGAAGCAGTTGCACTCGTTGCAGCCTGTGTAGCAGGAGCATCCCAAGATGAGCCATTGTAAAATCTAATATCGTTGTCTGTTGAATTATAGTACATCGCACCTTCAACAAGAGCATTGCCATCGTTATCTAAAGTTGGATCGCTTGATTTAGTTCCTAAGAATCTGTCATCAAAACTATCAAAACTATTTGCAGCATTAGTTGCCGAAGTAGCTGCTTCACTTGCTTTTGTAGTTGCAGTTGTTGCGCTAGTTGCAGCATTAGTCTCACTTGTAGCAGCAGCCGAAGCACTAGCAGCAGCATTAGTAGCACTTGTTGTAGCACTAGCTGCGTCTACTAATAAATCCCATTTAGCACTATCTGTATTAGTTGTTAATGGTTGTGAACCAGAAGATGTATGACCTGTGTTAGCTAAAAAAATATTATTTGTTGATGTGTCTTTAACTATATCTCTAGCAGAGTAAGTTGTACCTGCAGACCAGTTACCTTTGAATGTACCTAACTCTTGCGATACAACAAGTTCTCCATTAGAATCAAAACCAAAAATTTTTCCTGCTCTTTCAGTTGCACCAACAGCAAACTCTGTAGATGTCATTGTGTTTGTTCTTGACAATTTAATTGATCTATCTATTTCTTCTTGTAGCTGTTGAATAGCCATCATAGATCTATCCAATCCTTCTTCATGACTTTCAGCAGGGAATGGATCGTTAGCAATATAATCGATTGCTTGTGTTTGTGGTGATGCTCTTCTTATAACTACAGTTTCTGTAGCAGTTGGAATATTACCAGTTGTGAAAACAATAGTTCCACCATTAGCATTTCCTGCACCTGTAACTGTGTAGTGAGTAGTTAAAGTTTTAACTGTTTCAGTTGCTGTTGCATCCCTAATAATTACTTGAATGTCTGCGTCTGCAAAGATTTTAAAAGTATAGTTAAAGGTATCTAGCGTACCATTTCCAGAGTAGGAGTTTTTTACTGTAGTAGAAGATATTGTCATACTGTTTTCTCTTTATATATATTTAATCTAATAATCAAGATTATATTATGGTAAAAGCCTTTGAATATCGCTTTCATCCATGGTTGTTTTAACTCCTCTTTTCTTGTATTTGCTCTTTTTAGCATCATTAATGTCTTTAGCAAGATTTTTATATTTTAATAACATATCTCTTTCAGCTCTCTTTTTGTAGTTTTCTATGATCTTTTTAATTTGATATTCTTTACCACCATCATAATTAACATCACCTTCTTGAAGTCTTTGATATGAATAACTTTTAAATTGTCTATCTAGTCTTTGTATTAAAGTTTCACCCATACCATTTTTAGTTTTACCTATTCTTTCAAGTAAAAAGTTATGAGCAGATTGACCATCAATTTTATATTCTGTTAGATCTACTGTTTTAAATTTAATCTTAGCAGGTTCTGTCATTGGTATTTTAAGTCTAGCAACTTCAAATAAAACAGGATTATCTTTAACTTCTGTTTCTCTACCAACTAAACTGAAACCTTGAAATATAGATGAGTAAGATAAGATTCCATCTGGATTTAAGTATAAACTATTTGGTGTTTTCTCAATAGGTTCTCCAGTTAAAAAATCTCTTTTAGGTTCTAAATCATCTTTCATTCCTGCTCTGTTTTTAATTGAGTCTGCAAATCCTCTTATTTCATAAGCAGTTTCATCTGGTTCTAAAATATATGGTATACCTTGATTTCTTAAAGATGCGTAAGGAATAGCATTACCAAAAACACCACCTGCAAATCTAGCTAATTTAGCTTCTGTTCCATCACCAATAAGATCCATTGCATCTGCAATACCTCTTAAATAAGTTTTGTTAGTTGCATTTTTAAAAACTGACATTGCTGCAGAAGTAAACATATCTTGCTTTTGTTGATCATTAATGTTTTGTGCGTTTTCTTTTAAGTCTGCAATAATTCCTAAAATATAAAATCGAGGATCCATTCTATTGTATTGTTTATATCCTATTGATCCATCTTTTTTTATATAACCTATTGAATAAGGTTGCCAACCAAGAGCCATCCACGCTTTTTTAATTTGAAAATTAGATGGTCCAGCACCAGTTAATTTTGGAAAACCATTTCCATTTTTATCTACAAGTGATTCTGTAGCTAAATGATAACCATACATAGCAGCAGACATTCCTAACATTTGTCTACCCAAAACTTCAGCTCTTGCTCTTCTATCTCCAGATTTCCAAAGATCCATATTTTGTTTTGTAAGTAATCCTAATCCTGGAATACGATTACTAAAGTGTCTCCAAAGATTAGTTGGTGTTCTAATGAAAGGTGCTAAGAATCTAAATTCTGGATTTTTGTTTAACATATCTTGTAAAGCACTACCCCAATTCAAATGAGATCCACCTCTTAAATCATTTGTATAAGTTGATTCTCTCGCATATTCTAATGCTTCTTTATTAAAAGGATTATCTTTAACATTTGCTGCACCATTAGCATCAAATCCTTCTTTAAAAATTTTATCTATATTTTCTTTACCTTCTTTAGATGAAAGTTTTAAACCTCTTTCCATAGTGTTATCAAGAGCATTTTGAAATAATCTTCCACGATAGTTTGCTTGTTTTAAAAACTCATCACCTGTCATTAATAGCCTTGATGGAAATTCAAATATATTACCAATCCAATCAATTCCTTTTCCTGCTATACCACTAAATCCTAAATTTTCTCCACTAATAGCTCTTTGTGCTTTGCCACCAACAATATTTAAGTTATCTTGAGTTCTTGATAAAGGATCAAGAATAGCATCACCCTGTCTTATTGCTAAACCTGTTGCTCTAATTGTATCCCCCATAGTCATAATCATTCCTTGGTATTGAGCAAAACCTAAACGAATTGATCTAGTATCAAACCTAACAGCACCACCTGCTATTTGTTCTAGTGGTCTAATAATTGCTTCATATAATCCAGACTTCATGTTTAATGCGTTTGTATAAATTCCAGAAAGGAGTGAGTTAATATATAGTGAGTTAAATACTTCTATTGCTTTATGACCTTTTGTTTTACCAGAAGTTTCAATAACAGTTTGAACATTTCCATCTCTCCATTTTTTAGAAATTGTAACAGGATCTCCAGAAAATCTTTTAACTATGTCTGCCATTTTTTCTACTTCTAATACATTTCCTTTTGAAGCTGATACAGGAATATTACCTGCTTGAGTAACACGAGCTGCTCCTCTAATTTGTTCTTTTAAATAATAAATGGTGTCTCTCAAGATTGCAGATCTTAAAGCTATTTCTGTTTTAGCTTCTTTGCTCCATTTAGTACCATCTTCACCAAACTCTTTTAAATATTTTTCACCAGAATTTTTTGCATCTAAAGCAATTTCTTGTATTATTTTTTTAGTTGCTAACATTCTAATAACTGCTTCTTTTGCTCTAGCAGCTTCCTTAGGTAATGCTCTTAATACTTCAGATTTATCTCTAGCCATTATTGTTGCAAGTTCATCAGCAACATCATTTCTTAAAACATCATTAGTTAAAAATTCTTTTGCTTGGTCATCAAATAAATCAGATATATCATCAATAGTTTTTAAAACTTGATTAGCATTCTTAAATGATTTTACATTTAATATTTTAGAAATAAAAGATTCTGAATTTGCTTTTGCATTTTTTTTAGATATTTCAATATCTTTTATAGCTTGATCTATATTTATAATAGCTGCATTACCTTCTGCTATTTTCTTTTTAACAATAGGATCTAATTTTAATGGAGTTTTATCTATTGATTTTAGTTCTGATTTTTTAAATGTTTTAACTGCTCTTGCTCCATCTTTAGATATAAACTCAACTTCTATGGCTCCTCTCTTCATACTTATTACAGTACCAACATTACCCCTATCATCTGGTGTAACTCTAACACCAACATCGATAGGTTTTAATTTTTGTTTCTTTTTAGCTTCTTGTAAACTTTTAATAGCAGCACCATACTCTTTATGAATTTTATTTTTATCTGAAATATTTTGAGTTGCTTTCTGTCTTTTAAATGCCTTAATACCCATTAATATTTCTAGTGGTCCACCAATGGCAATACCTTCTAAAACATTTTTTAATCTTCCTTCCATTTCGGTATCATCTTCATCTGTTGCAAGATATTGGGTAACAGCATTGTTTAATAGTGGAGAATCAAATTCAATCAACATATCTGATAATCTTCCTTCATCTGGATCAAACACAGTAAGATCAGCAACAGCTCCTGCTGTCATTCCTCTTAATCCTGTTTTAACAACACCACCTGTTAAACCTGCTCCTTTTAAAAATTTGTTTGGTCCATAAAAGCCTGTAAGAAATCTTGACACACCTTCTGTGATATTTCCTGCCATGGTTTCTGGTTTTGCAAAGGTAGCTATATTTCTATCTTTTGATTTCCATTTTGAAGGTGGAACATATCTAGGTATAAAATCTCTAAAAGTTGTTCTGCCATCATTATCGCCAAACTCTAGACCACCAAGATTTACAATATTTTCATCTAAAAAATCACCTTGTTCTTCAACAGCATTAACAACACCTTTAGGTACAGCTAAAGCCATATCTTGAAGTGTTAGAAAAAAATTAAAATCATCTTCATTTGGTTCTTTGACTAAACCAGAATTAACAGGTTTAATTGCTTCGTTAGATTCTCTTATTGATGAGAGAATATCTTTTGCTTCTTGACTAAGCTCTGTCATAATTAACTATCTTGTCTAGATTTAATTAAAGGTAAATAAAAATTTAAAAAAGCATTAACATCTGGATTACCTTCTTTATCAACATAACCATTTAATTTTGATAAAGATTTTAATAGATTAGGATTTTCTGGATTTTCATAATACAAAGAAGCAGCAAGTTCAACTTGATTTAATTCTCTTTGAACATTAAATTTATTTTTTTCTAAACTGAATGTAGTTAATTGTGGTAATTCAATTTCAGTATATTTGTCTACTAACATTAAATTTAATTCTTGAGCATATTGTTTTTTTTCAAAAGCTGTAGCATCACTATTAGCACCCAACCATGTTTCGTATCTTTTATCATATTCTGATTGAGCTTCATTAGCTAATGCTTTTGCAGTAGCACCACTTTTTTCTAATACTAAAGAATTATAAAAAGAAGAACCAAGAGCTGATCTTTGAGCTTTAGAATAATCAGCAACTTCTGCACCTTGTTCAATTTGAAATACTAAATCATCATGACCAATAGATTCAGTTAATATTTTTTGTTTTAAATCAGCAAATGTTTTTTCTCTTGCACCATCAACAACTTTATGACCATTCGATCTTTCAAATTTTTCTAATTCAACTAATAGTTCTTGAGCTTGTTCAAAGTCTGCATCGGGATCACCTTTAATAGTTAATGATTCAATTTTATCTTTATAAACATTAAACATTGCCTTACTAAAAGTTTCATTATTTAATTTTGAATCACCTGGATCTATTGTTTTAATTAAATTAACACCTTCATTAGTACCAATAAAACCTTCAGCATCTGTAATAAATAAAGCATTATCTATAACTTCTTTTCTTTTTTTTAAATCATTCTCACCAAGATTGTGAGCATCGTTATATATTTCTGCAGCTCTATATAGTTCAGATTTATATTTTTCTTTTAACTTAGGATCATCCGAGGTTTTATATTTACCAATGTTTGCTGATTGAGTGTCATTATAAACTTTAACACTTTCTTTTTCAAATGCTTCAAAAGATTGTTTCTTTAATGTGTAAACATTTTCAGCATTTTCTAAAAGCATTTGATCAGTAACTAATTTTTTAACTCTTTTGTTTTTTAAATTTCCTACAGTTTTTTGTACCAAAGGATCAAACTCTCTTTTAAAAATATCAATAGCTTCTGATTCATTTATGTTATCTTTTTGAGAATGTTTAATTTTATCTGATTCAGCTTTTAATTCTAAAACAATTTTTTGTGCTTCAAGTTTTTCTGTAGCATCTCTTTTTTTTACAGCATAATTAGTAACTGCATCTGCAGCAGGTAATAATGCAGCAGCTATGGTTGAGTTTGGAGATATTTGAATATTACTGGTGACACCACTAGCTTGTGTGGTCATTTCTGTTCTTCCTGCTGTAAATGTAGGTATCTTAGGCATAATATTTATCCGTAGGCTTTAAGTAAAGATTCTCCTGCTTTTGAATAATAAGAAATTTCTGTCATTTTAGCATTCTGTCTAGCAATATCACCTTGTATTCTAGCAAAGTTAGCTTCTTCAAATTTTCTAGATTTATTAATTTCAGCATTGTAAGCTATCATATCTTTTTCTAGTTCTGCTTGTTCAGCATTATATCTCATTACCCTCATTCCAGATCCAGAAAGTTCTGCACCAGATGTAGATATTTTTGTGATTACCTCTCCTTCAAGAACTTGAAACTGTTTATCAAATTTAGCAAGATCTAATTCTTTCTTAGCTTCAATAGCTTCTGCTTCTTGCTCTTTGATTAAAGCATTTCTATTTGCAACACTTTGATTAAATTTACCATTTGCAGATGCTTGTCTACCAGCTATTATTGCTGTACCTGCTGAAACTACTGGTGCTGCTGCTGCTACCCAACCCATTAGAATAACCTCGCATACATATATTGATCTGAACCATCAAAGCCAAATTTTTTCATTAATCCTTCTTCCTCTAAACCTAACCATTTAGCAAATTTTAAACCAGTTGTATAGTTTGCTCTTACAGCAGTTTGAACTCGATTGATATTATTTTCTTTAGCAATCCTTGCAAAATCTTTTCTGATTGCTTTTGCGACTAGCAAAGGATGATCTAAAGCATCTTTAGTAGCTAGTACCCAACCTTCTGCAACACCATCCCAAATAATTTTCATACCTGCAGCAAAGATGGGTTTACCATCAATCATACCTGTAAATGCTAAGTTATCTTGTTCTAAGTTCTTTGCGTTACCATCAAACTCCATATCCTTATCCATTAATGTATGATTCATCTGTTGCTTCATAATGTATGCTCCATGTTCTCCTTTGTATGATACTATGTTTAATATTCTATCCATCGTTAGTTTGAAGTTTAGGATATAAAGATAGTATCGTCAAAGGTAAAGGTTGGTTTTGTCTTACAAATATAAAACCATCTGTCTCATAGTTTCCTCTAAACTCTATTTCTTTATCACCTGTAAATACATTGATCCCACTATCCATTGCGTTAGCTGAAGATCTAAATGGTATTCGTTCCATGTTATCTAAATCTGGACCAATCTCCACACCAATACTTTCATAAAGTCTAGCAGTAATTTCATAGATTCTTTTAGTTTTACTTTGTGATGTACCATTCTGCGCACCAGCATCTATTCTCATTGTTTGTAATAAAGATGTGTAGCTTAATCCAACTTTAACTTTAGTTGCAGATCTTTCTAATGTGATCTCTCCAGAACTTACAACTTTGTTTGGATGCGTTGCGCCATCAGCTAATATTGAAACTGTTTGACCCTCAAGATGAGAAAGACCAGATATAGTTGTAACTGCAGATCCACTATAAGATAATTGTGAATCTAAAAAATTAAATGAAGTATCATCTGTTTCATCAAAATCATATTGATGAATAAATTCTACATATCTTTTTGTTGCACCATTAATTGTTCTTTTTACAATTACCCATGTTTGATATTCAGAATCATCTGTAGGTATTGTTGCAACACTTTCACAAACTGAATTACCACTTCCAAATGCTCCACCAAATATATGTCTATGAAAAGCAACTACCTGTTGTTCTCTCTGATAAGTTAAACCAACTAACTGACCATCGTTTCTTGCGCACCATATAACTTGATTAGGTTCTTGTTGATATGATAATTGTTTAAATCCAGTTTCTGAAATATGTTCGGCAAGGATAGTTAAGTCTGGAGCAACATAACCATCTACATCAAAGTTATAAGCTAGTTCTCTTAGTTTTCTTTTTGCTCTTTGTAAAAATATAGTTGCGTTACCAACAGCTAAAGCATCTACATTTGCAGCTCCATTGTTAGATTGTTTTTTAATTAATATGTTTGTAGGTGTAATAGCATTATCAGTTCCACCCCCACTAACTGCAAACTCACCACCAGCTGTTCCAATAATTAAAGTTCTTGTTGCTGTCATAAAACGAATTGCGTTTACTTGGTTAGAAGCAATCGTATAAATAATAGCATCATCATCTGCTATAGTACCACCTCTATTCTCATTCATGTTTTCATAATCACCAGACTTTGAAAAAAATATTGTTTGTGGTTGAGATAATGTTGCAGCAAAAACAAGTCTTTGTTCAAAGAAGGTTACGCAAGAAGGATGACCTGTAGTATCTGAAAATGAACCTAGCGACCAATCAGTTGAAGAAGTTGATGAACCTGTATCTTCTATAACTTGCCAAGTAACAACTGTTGTAGATGTTCTTCCAGTTATCTTTCCATAACCATCTCTAAATCTAACTAGCCTTCCAATGTCTGTTGTTTGAAAACCAGTATTACTATTAATACCTGTTGTTGATGAAGCAGTTAAAGTTCTACCAGTTCCAACTGTATGATGAGTTGTTGTTAATGTTGTTGATGTAATATTATCATCCATATATGGTCCATCAGTAAAATCAACTTCTGTTAAACTCCAAGATGTATGACCTGTTCTAGCTAACTTTCTAGCAGCATGATTAGGATGGCAAAGATACATAACATCAGCAGATTGTGCGAACTTAATATCAAATAATTCTGCTTCTAAATAAGGTGATGATATTTCATAAGCTGAACCACTAGATAATATTTGACCATCATCTTTATAAAATCTTATGTACTGATTACCAAACTCAAGTATGTAAGTTTGTGTTGTACTAAACTCAAAAGGAATTAATCTTGTTTCTTTTGTAGAATCTTTTACTTCTGCTACAAACTGTGTACCACTTCTTCTTGCTGCGCTTCCATGAGGAAACACAATCATGTTTTCTAAAGTCTTACATCCTGTAGAATATTTTTGTAAATCGTTTCTTCCATCTAGTCTTGGAGATAATTCACCACCTGTAAAGTTCGTTAATTGAACAGCAACTCTAGCCATAGGTTAGTACCTTGAGTTTATAAATGTAGAGGCTCCCATTACATCTGCTTGACCATTATCTGGATTAGTATTGTAGCCTTCAGTAGCATCTACAAATCTAGCTTCTTTTAATTTGTCTTGAAACAAATTGTACATATTAGAAGCAACAGGATTAGAAGATGTAACTGCGTATGCAATATCAGCAGCCAATGCAGCAGAAATTGTTTCTCTTAATAACTCATCATATTGATTAGGATCTGTAATTCTTGCTACATATTGTATCTTAACTGTTCCATGATTTGCTACAATCTTTCTACCTTCAATTTTATAATCATAATCATAATTTAAAATTGTAAGAACTCTCAAGCAATCTGCAGGTAAAGTAAACTGATAACTGAAACCCCATGATGGAGTTTCTGTATCTTTTGCAAGTTCAACTCTTTTGATTAAACAATTCCAGGGATGAGATCTAAATAAACTATCTCTAACTTGTGTGTATCTTGCGTTGCAAAGTCTTGCGTTTTTTGAATCTTCTGTAAGTGTTAAGATTGTTGATGCACCAAGTTGATTTAATGCTCCATTACAAATGTCTACTACTGATGCCATACTACTTCCTTAATATATACTTTCGCCTTATCTGTCTATCTTTTTCTAATCCCCAAATTTCATGCTCAGTTCTTTCAAGTTTTGCATCAAAACCATGATGCACCTTACTTGTATTTTTAAACCTGTCTACCAATACATATCGATAAACATAATTATCTTTTTTAAAATGTAGTACAGGTTTTAATTCTTGTATTTTCTTCATGCACTTTAGGGGGTTTCCACTCTCGCTTTCACCCCCTAAAATTCTATTTATTATGCTTCGTGAGCAAGTATTTCTACAACTTTTTCTTCTTCCATTCTAGTAGAACCGAATGCAGCAGAATAGTAAACTTGAGTAGCATAACCTTTGTCAGCTCTTTCGTCTATTCTTGCAGTTGAGTCTTTACCTACAGCAAGAGCAACACCATCTTGTGCAAAAGCAAAACATTTTCTTTTGCTTGAAGCGATTGACAATCTGTTAGATACACAAAAGTTGAATCCTAAGAATGTACTTAAATCACCTTGAGCCAATGCTTTTACGGTGTTAAAATCACTTGAAGTTACTTCAGTAGTTCCTAATAGATCTGTGATCTGTTTAGGAGATACTACGATGTATCTTGGAATTGAAGGATCAACACTAGCTAAGTCAAGAATTTCTTTTGCTTGTCTTAATTTAGCGATAGTTAAACCAGCAGTTCCAGTTTCAGCTATTTTTTGACTAGAAGGTAATGCAACAGCAGTACCACCAGCAACACCTGTGTCAGCAGATCCAGTTGCAGCAGCAATAATAGCATCATCCATTGCTCTACCCATTGCAAAAGCAGCAGCTTGTGCATAGCTAGAAGTAGGATCTACTAACATTCTTACTTTATCTAGATCATCAACCAAGTCTGCGAACTCGTAGTCAACAAGTGATACACGTCTTCTACTGTGTGGTGTATCTGCTTGAGGAGTGTTCGAGTGTCTAGTTGATCTTACAGTTGCAGTAACGCTTCCGATTTGATCGAAGAAAGCATTCTTCCCTGTAACAGATTCTAATCTTACTTTATCTCTAAGAAGAGAACCTTTTTGTTGTGATAACATTTGTATATTTGAACTGTATTGTTCTACAAATGCTTTTGTTATTTCAGTTGACATATTATGTCTCCTTAAATGTTAAGTTAATGTTAAAACAAAACAGAGACGTTATCAGAAATTCTGGCTTCTCTTGGATTTAAAGTCTTTTAGACTACAAGTCTATTCCTTATTGTCAGAAAGGTTCTTACGAATTGTCTTTCTTTTGTTAGGCGAACTTTCATTCGCCTTACAAACCCATGTATAATATTCTTCGCAGATTGGCAAGGGATTAGATTTTTGATTCTCTGATCCATTCTCTACAACAATACGAAGTATTTCTAATCTTAGTTCTTCTTTATCCATTTTGCATTGTTCTTAAAGTAAATACTTGTTGAACTACTTTGTCATGATCTGGATGTGCTTTATTCCAATATGGACCATCTCGATCATTAACAATTTTACTAATCTCAGCTTCATAGTCTGTACCTCTGTCAACACTTTCGCTTTCAGTACCAACTAATTTATCTTCAGATAATATGTTTGCAATGTTTGCAAAACCTTTGATAATTTCTGGATGATCTCCTAATCGTGTACCATCTTTTAGTTCCATATCTAAGATTTGTGGATTCATATTTGCTTTAGCAACTGATCCAGCTTTTTTAATATTAGCATCATAGTTACCACCCCACTCCTTACGAAGTTCGGCTTCTGCATTTGCTTGTGCAGTTTCAGTATCTATTCTTGCTTGTTGTGCAGAACCTTCCATAGAGTTTTTGTAATACTCCAATATACCTTGAGCCTGTTTATTATTTAAACCTAGCTTGTGAGCATTCTCTGCAAAAGATTTTATTGCACCATCATCTAATGGAACAGTATCTGATTTAACTTCTAGTTTATATTTATCTGGTGATTCTGGTCTACCAAGTTTTCCATAAACTTCTTGCCATTGATCGTCTGTTGAGTTTTCGTTTGGTACTGCAACTTTGTCTTGACCAATCATTCTAGTTGCGTTGATATAGCTTTTAGCTAACGCATCTATTTCTGTAAACTTAGAAATGTTTGGATCGTTTCTAAATTCTTCTGAGATTGTATCTTTCCAAGACTTAGCAACAGTTGGTTGTTCTGTTGTTGTAGAACTAATTGTTTGTTCTGTTTGTTGAGGAGTGTCTGTAGTAGTTGTTGTCTCTTCTACAGGCACATTAGTTTGTGTTATCTGTTCACTTGACATTCTTGTTCTCCTTTTGCAGCATTTGTTTTATAAATAGAAGTACGCTGCGTTGACCTTCCATATATGCACTCTCATGACTATCACCTTTTACATTGGTGGTAGAATGATAATGACATCTTTTTTCTAAGTCAGACAAAACCTCTTTGCCTTCGTCTGTATTAAAAATATATTGATAATTTTCTCTAAGTTTTTTTACTAGATTCTCTAGCTGTTTATTTGATTCCATAAATTATTCAACATCAGCGTTTGCTACAGCTTTAGCCTCTTCTGGTAATGCTTTTGCTAATGGTGCTACTTTTCCCCCTGCTTCTGCTAGTTGTTGTACTTGTTGCATCTGTTGCATTTGTTCTTGTTGTTGTGCTGCTTGTTGTCTTTCAGCATTTAGTTCAGATTGTGGTTTTAATATTTTTTGTGGAACACCAACAATGTCTGCCAAGTGTCTAACGAGTTTATCCATATTGATATGATCAAATACTGGAGCAACATTTGATAAGCTACCTAAAATTTCTATTGCTCTCATAATAGAAGATAACTCTGTAGACTTTTGTGCTTTCGCTAATGGTGATACATATTCTATTTCTATATCTTGACCTGCTAAAAATTCTGGAGCTGGTCTAAATAAATTCTTTCTAAGTATTAATGCGAATGTTCTGTCGATCAATGGTTTTAATAATTCAGACTGAAGTCTACCCAAAACTGGACCAAGCAATCTCATCTTCTCTTCGTTCCTTTGAATAACTTCTGTTGCTGTCATTTGTGGACCACTCTGCATCATTAATTGATTTACATAAAAAGCATTTCTAATTGAGTTTCTTCTTTGCTCTTCCATGTTTAAACCTAATGGAGTGTTTGCTCCAATGTTTAATGGTTCAATTCTATCTCTAGTTCCTGCTCTGTAAAAATTTAAACCACCAGGTATAGTTCTTACTGGTAACATGAAGCCATCATCTGGAACTAACAATGGTGGATCAACTTGTTTTTGTGCAGACTTAATTGTAGTCTTTGACATTTCATTTAGCATCTTAACATCTGGCAAAGCTGTCATTGCTGGAGATCTACCATAGATTTCGTGTGATGCTTTTAAGTATCTAGGTACTACAAAAGGAAACTCTCTAAATCCAGATACAGATAATTCATCACCAGATTCTGCATCTAGGTATACAGATTCAAATGGCATATTTTGTTTATCTTGTTTCTTAGGATCAAAGTCTGATCTAGGATAAACTGCATGAAGTATTTCTACTTCTTCGTATGGATCTTTCTGTGCTTTAGTTGCGATGTTCATTGATACATCACCAAACTTTTGCATTACTGCTCTTGCAGACAAACTAAACTTTCTAAATACTGTATCGATTCTTCCTTTATCATTTTCTGCAATAAAGATTTCGTTAATGTGTCTTGTAGAAAATTTTAAAATATCTTCATCATCTTCTTCGATAAACATTGCAGCAGTTCCAAATGTAATTAGATCATGATACAACTCAAATATTTCTTGTTGGAAGTTAGACTTGTTAAATGCAGAGTACATAACTTCTGTTGCATCTTCTAACCATTCCTTTGCTTCATCCTCATTCTCCATATCGTTTTGTTTGAATCTTAAAGAGAACCAAGGAGTAGATGGGTTTGTCAACATACCATGTAGCGATGCTGCTAATAGTTCTACTGATTGTAATGGTGAACCATCAAAAATAAGTTCTGTTCTTTTGTCACCTTTAGATCTTGTCTTAGTAACATCTGCTTTTCTTGGTTGCATATAGTCTGCAACTTCTTGCCAATGACTTTCCCAGTTTTGTCTTTGTGCTTTTAAACGATCATATCGTTTTAATAAATTTTTTGCTTTATCTGTTTGTGCCATTATCTACCTAATAAACTTGGTTTACCTAAAGTCAAGCCACCAGTTACTCCAGTAACTCCTGTTAGGATTGTTGGTGATCTTCCTCTAGCTTTTGCTTTTCTTTTTCTTATAGTAATATCATCTTCTTTTGGTGTATCTATTTCTGGTGTAGTTACTTCTGTTTGTGTAACTTGTGAAACTTCTGATGCAGTTGGTGATTGAACAACTTGATTACCACCTCTGTTTTCTCTCATCATTCTTTCGTGTTCTGCTAAGTTTTGTTGATTTTTAGTTTTAGTTTTATTTTTTTTAATTGGGTTTAAATCTCCTTGATAATCTGTAGCATATCCAGATTCATTAGCTTTTCTTTTTTTTTCTTCTTCTGAAATAAAAAATCCTGCATCTGCTCCTGTGTTTCCATTCCTTGGTCCAGTAGCACTCATAATTATTTTCCGAATGTCAAAGATGATTTAGTTTCAGATTTAGTTTCAGATTTAACTTCTCTATTTACTGCTACACCATTTTGTAAATCATTCATGTTATTAAATTTAGGTTCTACTTTTTTCTTTTTAGTTGCAGGTTTCATTTTTTTAATTGCAGCTTTTACTTTATCCAACATATTATTCTCCTAACAAAGTTTTAAGTTTATCTTCTTCAGTTTTTTGCAAACCAAGTGGTCCAGTAAGGATTGTAGACTTTCTACCTCTTCTTCTTCTCTCAATCGCATCTTGTTCTTTTTTAATTTTTTCTTTTTCTTCTGCTGATAGTTCTGCTTTGGGAGCTTCTGGCAAAGGTTGCACAGGTGGTAGTGGTGGTGTTTTTGGTTTGAATATTGATCCCATAATTATATAATCCTGTAATCATTATCTGCTACACTTTGTGGCGCAGTTTGTCTAGTATTAATTTCTTGAAGACCAACTGCAAGGTAGCGCATTGCATCACAAGCGTGTGAACTCCAATCGTGTACAGGTTTCGATCTGAACATTCTATTTTTGTCGATGTACTTCCTATGGTAATGTCTTAACGCATCTATTAAGTTTTTGCAATGGTCTGTGTCTATCCAACATCTAGGCAACAACATTGATACTGCGTGTATACCTTCTTCTACTGGTAGCTTCGGTACTACCTTAAACCTAACTCCTAACTGATATGCTATCTCTCTTCTGGTCTTTCCATTGCCAAACTCCTGCACATCAATATCGTGTGGAGCAAAGTGATCTTTGTAGATGTATGGTTTTTCTTCTAGCATCTGGATGTAGTGTGGTAATCCATGACCTCGTTCCTCATGGTAATCTATTATCTGTACTCCTGTTCCTTTCTGTTGAAAGAATATAATACTACTGTGGTCTGCGACACCGAGATCCCATGCAGTCGAGACAGGCAAAGTGGGATCGTAGGGAACTCTAGCTATCTGGTTCTTATCTTCTATCTTGGCGATCTCTTCTCCGTATATAGCACCTTCTATGTTTGCTATCCAATCACACTCAAACTCTTGCATATACTTTTTCTCACCCATAACTTCTTTTGCTTTCTCTAATTCTTCTGGGTCTACAATCTTAGTATCACTTGCTTTAGCTTTGTAGTTAAACCAATCTTCTGCACCATTTGCGTGTTGGTATAGATCATAGAAGTTGTTGTTCATTCCAGCAGGTGTACCAATAAATACACAATAACCTTTACGATCTGATAGAGCTGGTCTAATTATTTCTGCAAAAAGTTTACCATCAATATTAGCATATTCATCTATGACACATCCATCTAGGTATATACCTCTTAACCCATCTGAGTTTTCTGCTCCAAGTAATGTTATTCTTGAGCCATTAGGTAGATCAACTCTTAGTTCTGTTTCGTTAAACTTAGTGTTTGGTATTTTTGATGTAAACTGCTTCATGTAATCCCAGGCAATAGACTTTGCTTGTTTGAAGGTTGGTGCAATATATGCAAATCTAGGATTCTTCAACTTGCTCATCAATGCTGATCTAATCAAATGATTGATCATACATACTGTTTTGCCAAACCTTCTGTGGCACACGAGAACACTCCATCTGTATCTATTGATCTGTTGATGTAAATAAGATTGATGTTTTCTCGGAGTATAAGGGATTTTGATATTCATTAGTGTATCATCTTAGATCTTTCAATACTACTTAATGGATTATATTCTACACCTAGTGTCATCATAACATAATCTGTAAACAGCTCTGCTGCTATCGCATTAGGGAAACCAACAAATCTAATAATTACATTATTTGTTTTCTTATCAATATAAGCAATACAATCTAAATCTTCGGTATTAAGATAATCCATATACTACATCTAGTGTATTTAAGTTTTGAAACAATAAAAAAAATAAAATTTGCAAAAGTGTTAATAAATGGGTGCAGGGTTGTTTGTGGGGGTGTCTGTGTATGGGTGTGGAAATGGATGTGTGTGGGTGTTGGAAAATCCCATGTATAATGATATGTATATCGCACACGCAAATTTTGGGTGTACCCTACCTTTAAAAATCAAAAAATATATTTTCTGTCTGTTATTTAATAAATTATTACTAGTGATAATTAAACGATAGCACTAGTAATAATAAAAAACCTTTAAATATTCTTATCCGATAGCCTTGATGTGAGAATAGAAACTGGCGCGTCAATATAAGAATAGCATTGTTTAAACCTTCTCTACTACTTCAACCTTCTCTAATCTCTAAACCTTAGAACTATTCTAATCTATAAACTGCGTCAATATGTCAACTTATATTAATCAACCAATATATTAAATTGAACCAAACAAACAAAACAAAGGAAATAAAAATGAATATATTAAACTCAAAAAAAGTTACTTTTACTTTTGATATGGTAGAGGTTGACTGGAATTTCAGCAACACTTTTAATTTATATTTTATTGATGAGATTGGTCAAAGAGATCATAGAGAAGCTGATTGTTTTAGTGCTATGAATATCAAAACAATAGATGAAGCTGAAAAAATAGCAACTAATTTTGTTTTAGAAAATTACAATTAATAAAAAATTGGTTCAATTATGTTTAGTAAATTATTTAAAAAAATAGAGGGTTTAATGCAAAATTTAACGCTTATTACTATTTATTTAATTTTTGCTTATTTTATGGCTCAAGTATTAAGATATATTATATCTTTTTAATGCGACAATTTGTCAACTATAAAAATAAATCAAGATTTAATAAAACAATAGAAAACAGAAGGGAATAAAAAATGATTGATGACATAAAAATAAATTTAAAAGAATATAAAATGCTTTTAAATATTGTCAAAACTGTTGCTGATAATTGCAATTATTATTGGTCAAGTGAAGATGATATAGATCAAGATAAAAAAGAATATGATCTAAATTACCATAAATTAATCAAAGATTTAAAACATAATATGGTTGATACAGATAATGAAGATTATATGAAATTTTTATATAAATTTAAATAAAACAGAAGGGAATAAAAAATGATAGCAAAAACAAAACCAACATACAAAGATTTGACAAAGTTAATGTTTACCAATGGTAACCCTAAAACAGATAAAAACTTAAAGATTGAGAGCCTTAAAAAATATTGGATCAAACGCCTTAATCTTGCACCTGCCTCAATATCTGGGTTTAATACTTGCGCAAGTGCTTCCGAAGGTTGCAAGAATGCTTGTTTACATGAAGCAGGAAACCCCGTTTTTATGCCACAAAAAACATTAGGCAGGGTCAATAGAACTTTACTATTGTTTAAAGATCAAGCAAAATTTAAATACATGGCAGCCAAAGAAATAAGAAATCATGAAATTAACTGTAATAAACATGGTTTAAAAGCAGTCATAAGATTAAATACAACTTCGGATATTATGTTTGAGAAGTCTAAATTTAATTTTATGCAAGACTTTCCGAATGTACAATTTTATGATTATACAAAACATTTTAACAGAATGATTAAATATTTACGGGGGGAATTACCTGCTAATTATCATTTAACATTTAGCAGGAACGAGGCTAACGACTTCCAAACAACTCAAGTTTTAAAAGCAGGTGGCAATGTTGCAGTAGTTTTTAGAGATAAGCTGCCGAAAACTTACAAAGGTTTTAAAGTTATAGACGGGGATCTTCACGACTTACGTTTTTTAGATCAAAAAAATGTGGTTGTAGGTCTTAAAGAGAAATTAACTTTAAATAAACAAGGTAAACTAGACAGAGATCAATCTGGGTTTGTGGTTGATCTAAAATAAACAATAACAAAAAGGGAAATATGACAGTACAATTATATTATAAAACAAAAAAGGAACTTAAAAATAAGATAGGATCCGAGCTTGACTATTCGGAAACCAATATTTTTAAAAATGAGTACACTTCAAATGGTGTTGTAATTGGTTGCGATCCAGATCGTAAATGGTTCGCAAAAGTTACAATTAAAAACAACTTAATTCAGAGGGTTCAATAATGACATTAAATGAAATAGTAAAAATACAAAGCGTAATTGATAACAGATCGATTGCTTCAGATACTTTAAAGAGTTTAAAAGAAATAAAGTATTATTCAGAAAGTAAAAACAAATTTCTGTCTATAGGAGATATGCATATTGATCACTATGTCAGATCAACAAATAAAAAATTAAATGAAATATCAAACATAAATATTGAATTAGCATTAGAACTAATTGATTTAAGAAATAAAGTGAGGGGTTTAAATGAATTGGAAGGATAATTTTATTAAGTTTGTTAATAGATTAAGCAAAAAAAAGGGTTGGAAGTGTGACGATATGAACCCTTATTTTTATCAAGTTAATTTGTTACATCTTAGCAATGCGAAAACATTACGAGAATATAAACAACAACAAAAACAGAAAGCGAGTAAATAAAATGACAAATAAAAACTTTGAATTAGCGTGTGAATTAGCTGATAATTTATACTTTAAATTTATAGACAATTTAAGTGATGATATAGCTAGTGAGTTTGTAATTGATGACAAAGAAAATATAGGTAGCACAAAGAACACCGAGAAAGGTAGCAATTTATATTGGGAACTAGAAAGCACAATTAAAAACGCATTAGATAAACAAACAGAAAGTGAGACAAAATGACAGATGTTAATTTTTACTGCTGCGTTGTAGTTTTATTTTTAATTATAGTATCAATAATAACAATATAGAAAGCGAGGAATAACATGGCTATAGATTTTGACGCATTAGATTTAATTAGAGGTAAGAACAAAGCTAAAAGACATGAAGCAATTAAGCAGCAACAAAGAGAACAAAAAGAAAAGGATATAAAATATTTCATGAACCAATTAAGTGAAATAAAAAGAGATCATGACTTGTGCAATGATCCAGCAGTTAAAAAATTACTGTTGGATAAGTGGCTCGGAGTGGTTAAGTTATGCGTAAAAAAAATAGAGGATAAATAATTGTATCAAATAAACTTTAAAAAATTTTTTGATGATGATGATTTATTAACTGGTAAAATTATGCAGTTAATAGAACTAACTCAAGAAAATATAAACAACAATAACAACAAACAAAAAGAGGTGAATAAAAATGACACTAAGCAAATACGAAGCATGGGTACAAACGGCTAAGAGTGGGGAATCAATAACCTACTATGACAAAGGTTACCTAGCAAGACAGAGATTCTATGACAATAATCTAAGAGATATTGCTAACTTTTTTATGAGATTAGCAGAGAATAATGTTGTGGAATTATACCAAAAAAGATTGACGCATGGTAATGTTAATCATGATCCAGTCTTTCAATACATAGCAAGAAAAATATAAATGTTATGGTTAATTCTAGGATATATAGTTTTATCTTGGATGTTTTTAGCACCATATTTTAATTAACAAACAGAAAGGAAAAAAATGTACATAGATAAATACAAAGTAGAAATAAAAGGTAGCAAGTACCATGAAAAAACTGATAAGAGAATGAAAGATCAAGTGTTGGCTACTTATCAAAGCGATGAGGGTATGAATATTAAATCATTAAAAAATATTCTTGAGGAACTTGCAGATAGCCATAATGCACACCACGATATTACTTTTAATATTGTAATGAAACAATACGACCACGATTAATTACTCTTTATTATCAGAGGGTGTAATATCTGTTACATCCTCTGATACATCAATCAAATCATCTTGAGTATCTTCCCAACTAATAGTCATTTTCTGGTCTATGTTTTGCTTAATAGGTTTGTTATCAGAATAAAGATCAGTTAATTTTCCTGCAACCCATTGAACAAACTTAGCCTTCTCTCTTATCCATAATATCTCATTGGGAGATTCAACTTCTTGATAATTAAAAACTTGCAGCAATTTATCAATTAAAGTTTGAACACCTAGCTTTCTTGCTTCAACTATTTTAGTTTCTAACTGTGGATTTTTTTTTAAGTAATGATAAAACTTCATCAAGCTGAAAGGATACTGCTTGTCTTCTAGTATCTCTGTAAGGGTTAACCCTTTTACCAATTTTTCTTCTATGGTAAATAGATCTTTCTCTGTTATCAATTCTTGGTTTGGTTTTGGTGTAATAGTATTCTTTGATTTGCTCATCTGTATAGTTCCTAAATTGTATTAGTTTTGATAGTTGTTTTATTCTAGTTTCATCTGTGTAATTAGCTTTGTTAAACTTATTAAAGTTTTGATACCCATGATACTTACATTTAAAAGTTTTACCATCAGATAGTGGATAACCTTTCATTCTACAAGGTATTTTCTTACCCTCTCTTAACCCAGCACGAGTAAAGCCTTGACAGAATACCTTTCTCATTGGTCGACCTACCATTATTTTTTATTCTCCCATGGTTTTATTCCATTGCGTTTATTGTATTCAACTTTCTCTCTGTATCTTGGGTTAGCTTGTTTTTTTATCCTAGATAATGCAGTTAGAATTTTCTCACTATTAACATAGGTTGCTTTACTCTCTCTTTCATTATCTTCCTTTCTTTGAATAGCTAACTTACAGAGGTAGACATTAGTTTTATCTTCTTTTAATTCGTTGATAGGGAGTTTAGATAATTCATCTAATATCTTCTCCCTATCCCCTGCAAAACTCTTAACTATTTTACCTATATTATTTTGTATATTGTCTTCTACTAATGTAGCTAATGTTTGGCTATCTGACGCTAAATGTTTAGCTATCTTAGGTTTTGAGATGGTCGTATTATGGCTATCATAAGTGTTCTCAGCTTTTAAAAATGTATCATTAACAATATAAGTTTTACCAGATCTACCTCTAATATCTGATATGATATTTAATTTATTTAGTTTAGCTAACGCAGTTTTAACAGTAGCTCTACATAATCCTGTATCTTTAGCGATAGTTTCGTGTCTTAATCCTGCCTTATATCCATTCTTTTTCCAGGCATATTTCATCACAGATAAGAAAACATTTAAGCAGGTAGATTTTTCTTCCCCATTTAAAATATCTAAGTGATGATAAAGTTTATAAGTTACATGAAGGAAACCTCTGGTTGTTATGTTCATTATTTATCCTTTCTTTTGGTTGATTTACAATTTAATTTGTGGTGGTCGTGCAAGGATCTTAAAATATTAACCCATTGATCCTCATTCATTAGCTGAAACTCTGTCTTAGAGGCTCGTATACGCTTAATTCTAAAGGTTAGGCTAGTCTCGGTCAATTCCTTATAGAAAACTAAAAAACAAGGTATGTTTAGGCGTTCAGCGATGATTTTTGAGAGGGTTGTAGCCTTGTATTTTTGATTCTTGTCGTAGCAAGTCTCAATTATAGCTAAAGGTTCATAACAATACTGACAACACTCAACAGAATCAACATCTATCATGGCAATGCCTTCATATTTTCTATGCCAATCATTATAGCTGCCATTACTGAATGCGTAGGTATATCTAGCCATTTTTTAAAACCCTTATCTCGTTTTCTTTCTCTTCAATCTCTTTCTCAAGTGCAAAAATTATATCAGCTTGTTTCTTAATATATTTTTTGGCTCGTTTTAATTCTTCTTTACAATCAGTCTCATCAAAAATTCCAGAATATGTCATTCTGGTAAATCAACATGATAATCTTTAATGTTATCATATTCTCTTGGTGATAATTCTGGATTTAATTTTTCACAAAAAGCAAGTATTAAAGTTCTCATTTCAGAGTTACTTAAAATATCATATCCTGCCATTTGAAAAACTAGATGATACTCTTCTGGAGTAAAATTAATCTCATCAAGATCATTTATTTTTTTTCTAATTTTATCAAACTCTTTCATATTAAACTCCACACATTCCCTCATCACATAAATGGCTAAACATATCTAATTGCTTATCATCTTCAGCTTTATTAAACTGTACTTCACTCAAAGGTTTACAAGACCTATGAACAAATATCTCTTCATCTTTTTTTCTTGTAATACTTCTAACTTTTGAATCAAAATCAACAGCTATTGCAAACTCTTTTGGTCTTTCTGTTTTCATAAAATGCCAGTAAGCATCATTGTGAAATGGACATACAATACAAGCTGACTTCTCAGGCATAGGTACATTTTGTTTTTTTAAATAGTTAATACAATCTTGCCTTGACATATTCATTTCAATCAATGGATGTTTGTTTAAAATATATTTATCTCTAGCAGGTTTCATTCTTTGTACTTCATCAGTTGATATGCCTATCCATTGTTCAACATACTTATCTTTAGGAAAGTGCTTACCTTTTGCAACACCACAAAGCTCTCTTATTTTTTTTCTTATTTCTTGTATTTTATAAACATTTGTGCATTGACGCATGACCATACCTTTCTTACCAGTTATTTTATTTTGTGTAAAATATGGTGCATCAACAAAGTTAGTTGTATCTTTTGCAGCTAACATATCTTGCATAATATCCCCTTTAGAAACTACATAAACAGGATAAGGTAAAATTGATTTTAAATATTTTAAATATTTATTAACTGTTTCTGGCTCATTTTTTGTGTCTGCGAAGATTGCTGCCTGTGGCATGGGTAAATCTCCTTTAGCTGCCATTATTGCCATTGTAGAGCTTTGAACTCCTGCTCCTAAACTTATAACTGTTAATGTTTTTTTTCTATCTTTATCAATCATTATTTTTCCTTTATTATTTTTTTAACTACTGATCTAGGATAAGCAGTTATGTTACCAATAGATAGCTTATCTTCATCATAAAAAAATGAGGTAAATATTTTAACTACTTTAGAATCTTTATAATATAAATATCCTATATCTTCGCACCAGGTATAGCTAAACTTATCAACATCAGATAAGTCATCATACCATTGAGAAGATGAGCAAATATCTTGCCAAATTACACGAACTTTTTTATATGGTAATTTTTTTTTAATCATTTTCTTTCCGTTATACAATTATAATTATCCGTTGACAACCTGTTAAAATCATTGTAATCGTTAGCAAAAAAAACAGATTGGAAAAAAATGGAAAACGATAAAATAAAAAAAGCATTCTCAATATTTAATGGTGGTGAAGGATTAGATCATTGGTCATACTCATCAACTAGTACACCTTTTGCAAAAAATATTATTGGTTACAGTTTCCCTCAAGAAGTTAGAAGGAAGTTTCCATTTAGATACAAAGCTAATTTTGGAAACCTAGTTAATAATGTGGTGCAGAAATTAATTGCAGATGTAATTTATAAATCTAAAACAATCAAAGAGACAGAGTGGGATCGAGATTATAAAGTTTGTTTTGATCAAGAAAAAGAAATCATAAATGCAAACCCACCAGTAGATGCAAAGGATAAGTTCGGCAGAGAAGCTATGATTAAGTTTGCAGAAGATTGTATTCCAATCACAAAAAAAGTTGTGCAAAATATTATTGGTAAAGATAAATTAGTTTGCGAAAGATATGTTGAACTAAAAGAATTTGACATGATCAAGCCTGTATTGGGTCGTATTGATTATGAAACTAAAACAAAATTTATAGAATTAAAAACTAAGCCACCTAATTTAAGGAAGGTTAAAGGTAAAGAAGAGTGGAACATGATCACTCAAGAATTACCTTCAGAGCCTACAATTGAAAACCTTACACAAACTTCGTTCTACTACATGGCAACAAAGAAGATACCTTACTTGGTATATGTTAATGATAAAGATTATGTCATTTTTGATAAGAGCCATGAGTTAATGAAGGCAGACCATTTGCAACATCTTTACAATATCATGATAGATAAAATTTTAACATGGGAGAAGATGATTATGTTTGCCGAAGGTAACATCAATAGATTAGCTAACATGATGGAGCCACCAGATCTTAATCATTTCTTTTATTATAAAGATTTAGCAGATGAACAAAAACAACTAATCAATAAACTATGGGGTATTAAATATGAGTAGTGAAAACAATAATGTATATAGAATGGGAACAAACAATATGAGTAACATACATAAGAAGTTACACAATGCGTGTAACCACGCAAAGTCTGTGCAAAAAGCAAACAAGGTTAAGGGTATGCCTTTCAATCCTTTGTTACATGATGATGTGCAAAGAGTGGCAATGGATGCTTTATTAAAAAATAATTTATATCCAACTTGTAATTACATAACAGATGTTACAGATAGATTTGTAATTGTAACTTGCACCATGAGAATAACTGACATCGATGATCCAAAAAGTTTTATTGTGATCGATGGATGTACTGCAATGGGTGGATTAGATAAGTATGGAACAGGTCAAGCAATGTCATACAGTAAAAAGTATGCGTTCTTGAATGCGTTAAACCTAAAGACAGGAATGGATTTAGAAGATGGTTATAATGCAAAACCATTCCAACAAAATTCTGTGGAGCAATCCTCAGAACCTACCTACCTTGATGATGAGGTAGATGTAGAAGAGATCATTAACAGGATCGAACAAACTAAAACTGATAAGCAATTAGATTCAGTTAAAAGTCAAGTGAGATCAGTTGTTAATCATCTTAAAAATAATAACTTCAAAGCATACGAACAAATAAGAGACAAAACTCGTAAGCATGAAGTCAAACTAACAAATAATCAACAGTAGTTGATATAACTAAGGAGTAAACATGGATAATCAATCCGAAAAAATATACATCAACCTAACTAAGAACAAAGATTGGAAGTCACCAAGCGATAAACTTCCTGTCTATGTTGGTCCAAAAAATATGAAGCACCCAGATAAGAACTGGACTATTGGTGTAAACATAAATGGTAAGTGGTATAACCAAGCTGCGTTTCCGTCTAAAGATCAAGACGGCAATGTCAAGGAAGGTGAGTTGACAGTAATTTTAACACCAAGTGGAGCAGGTAAAAATAGCTTTGCAAAAGCAAATGATGGTGGTAATAACGAATATACCTTTTAACTTAGGCTAAAGGGTATCAAGCAGGGTGGGGTTTTTTTTCCCTTTCTATCGTTTTCCCCACCTTGCTAAAAAAAGGATTTAATATGGCAGACAATATAAAAGAACCAGCACACTACATAGCAAACAAGATTGAACCAATAGATTTTATTATCGAAAACAATTTTAATTTTTGTGAGGGTAATGTAATTAAATATATTTCTAGATATAAAAGAAAGAATGGTATCGAAGATCTTAAAAAAGCTAGACAGTATATAGATTTTTTGATCAAAAAAGAAGTTGAAAAAACTAAATAAGTATGACAAAATTTAAAAGAATTATCAATGGAGAGTGTCATTTTACAATGATCGAACTCTTTGATGATGTAGAGAAGGCTACCAACCCTCAAAATAGAGGTGAGTTAGTAGAATGTAATATCGATAATTTAAGAATCGATTTTACAAAAGTAAAAAAGGAGCATGATGGAACAAATCCGATTGCGTCTGCAGAAGCTAAAGGATCTTCAAGCGAAGAAACACGAGAAGTATCTGGAAGCCAAACTGAAAGTAAATAAGTATCAACAAGATTCTTATAAATTACTTTGGCAAATAGAGCAGACAAAAGAAGAGTTAATGACGGCTAAATAGTTATTAACTTATTAGTTGAAAAAAAAGAAAGGAAAACGTAGGGGATCTATGACTATAAATGTAAGCACACACTATAACAAACACATCAATAACTTAAATCAAAACAACTTTATCTACAAAGTTAAGAAAGCATTTTACCTTCTTACGAGCCAAGAAGAAAGATTATATGAGGTAGGGTTCTCGGAAGGATTTCTGTACGCAGCAGAACTAATGCAAAGACAACCAATCCTAGATAGCAATAACAAAACTAAAATTGCTACTACATTTAAAACAAAGAACGCAAACCTGGAAGTCGTATCTAAACTTGTAGATAAAGTTTGTGAGAAATATACTGTAAGCAAACATGACATCTTTAGTAAAGGTAGAACTAGAGATGTAGTTCGAGCAAGAAGTATAATCTATAACCTATTGTATGAAGGTTACAATGTTAGCTTATCTTCTATGGCTAGAGTATTTAATCAAGATCATACTACGATCATTCACTCTATAAGAAACAAACGAGATAAGAAAAATTATTGGGGTCCAGAAAATTCTATCTGGGAAGAGTTTGAAGAATTAAAAACAATTACTTTTTAAATCCAGACTTCATATTCTTGTAAGCCTTAGAACTAATTGTAGATTTCTTTTTGCTTCTTGAAGTACCTGCTTTTTTACGTTTGTTAATATTATAGTACAAACCTTTTTTAGCAGTTTTACCAGTAGCTGTTTTGTGATAACCTTTTTTCATGTTGCTCCTTATGTTGTTTGAGTTTTAACTCACAATAGTTGTCAAAGCAAGAACCATCTTTGCCATCATGACAAAAATATTCTCTGTTTGCAGTAACAATCCAACCACCATTGTCACTAATTAATTCTTTGTTACATTCCTTGCAGTAACCACAAATAAAAGACTTAGCTTTTTGTTTTTTCCATCCCTTTTTTTTCATTAACAGTTCCAGGCTCTTAATGCTTTATTAATTCTACTATTAGGATCTCTTGCAGTTTTAGCTGAAGTTAATTTCTTCTTCATCCCTTTCATCCTCGCGCAGAAGGATGCTCTTCTTTTGTTACCAACTTTTTTACTTGGTGCTTTTAGATTGCCACCAGTAGCACGATTATAACTTCGTCTACCTTTAGCATTCAATCCACCTTTAGGATTCTTTCCTGCTTTTCTCTGCCATGCTGGTGTTTTTGCCATAACTTATTCTACTATCTTTTTGATCGCTTTGCTACCATCAATATTTTTTTCTAATTCAGCTTTTACTTTACCACATTTATAATCAATATTTTCATTAGCATCTCTTTCAGCGATACGCTTTCCCTTGAGACAATCACTCATTGATCCTTGAATACGATGTTCTTTTAACTCTCCTGCTATAAACATACAAAGAGCCACAACTGTACTAATGACTGTTTCCATTTTGTCTTACCTTATCTTTTAAATCTTCAATATCTTCTAATGCTTTTTTTAACTGTGCTTCTATATGATCTAGCATAACTTGTGTATGGATATTCTTATCTAAAAGTTCTTGATGCTTCTCTACAGTTTCGTATAGATCTTCAAGAAGTAAGTATTGTTCTTTGTCTGTAGTTGTTTGCTCTGATTTTTTAAGTAGATCAGAGTTCATTAATTCTCTAGAAGTTTCTAACGAAGTTAGTCTTGCAGTCACTTCTGTGTATGCAAAGATACCCATAGCAACACCAACAATAATACCAACCATATTTTTGATTGGCATAGCAACAGATGTATTCTCACTTATCTTCATTTCTTTTTCTTTTTCTTAGGAAAAAATATTCTATTTAAATGACTAGCAAACTTATCCAGTAAACCAAAAAATTTATAAAAAAACTTATCAATCATCTTCCTTGACCCTTGTATCTTGTTAGCTTTTGTTGACGCTTCTCACTTTTGTTCTTAGATTTTTTATGCGCACCTGGTCCACGCTTCTTAGGTTTCTCTCTAGGTATAAAGTGTGTAAACTTTTGCTTTGCCATTACTTTTTCTTTTTATATTTTTTTTTCTTTTTCTTCTTACCTGTTTGCTGAGCAAGAAGTGATGGTTTCTTTTTACTGTATTGTGATACGAACATTGTAGGTGCTTGTGTTGACATTACTTTCTCTTAATTAAATCTGTTGCTTTAAGACCATACACAGAAGCTATTACTCCCACGAAAATAGTCTGGTACCAAAAAGGAAGATCAGAAAAATACTCAAAGAACAATTTCATTTTCTCCATGTGAGCAGGATTGTCAGACCAAACTGCAAATCCTAACATCACGATTGGCACACTTAACAAAATTAAAATGAACTCATCTTTCCAGTCTGAGTTTCTACTCTCTAATAATTTACCTTGATACTCTGCTTCACCTTTTGCCATCTTAGCAGCATGATTCATTTGAGCATCTGCCATAAGCATTTTAGTTTTCTGTTTGTTTTTATAAATATGACTACCTGCTTGTACTGCAAGTTTAATAGCACTTAACCACATTATACTAAATCCTTTGCCTTACCAATTACTGGCTTGTATTTTGTTTTGCCTTCAGATCTATAAGCATGAAGGAATTGCTTTCTAGGATCCTTATCACAAATACTACAATGTATCCACCCAGAATTAGGCTCACCTACCTTGTAATATTCTAAGATTAATTGATCAAACTCTAGGTTTTTATATATCCAGTCTGCAAGTTCAGCATTATCTGTGCCTACTACCTCGAAGTCTGCTGCTTCTGCTTTGGCGTGTTGGCTATTTATTGAGCTGCCTATCGCTACACAAAGTTGTTCAGATCTAAATCCACTAGTCACCTTAACTCTACCGAAGTGATCTCGAACTGGTTGCAGGATAGTCTCGCAAAGAGTTTTAAGTTTTTCTATTTGATCTGCATTAGGATTATTATCAATACCCTTTCTAACTGCAGTATCTGATTTGATTAATTCTTGAAGAGTAAAGTTTCGTGATAATTTCATTCGTATATAATCCTTACATTAAGTTTCTTTTGTTCTTTAGTTGTACCTCTAGATATAAAGGATCCTTTAAGATTTCTTTTATATCCATCTTTTGCAACATAAACATCTTTCTTTCTATAATTTTTAGACTTAACATCATAAGCAGTATACTCACCTGTTGTCATATTTAAAGTAACAATATCTACTGGACCAAGACCACCAAGGGGTGTGAATACAAGAAGATTAGGATCTTTGCAAAGTCTAAGTTGTGCTTTTAATTCTGTAGTTAAGCCTGTAATAGCTTTTACTCTTCTAGCCATTGTATTTGATAAAGCCTAGCAAGGAAGCTATAGCACCACCAATGAGTAACAATACTCTAAAACCACCTTTGCTTTTATTAACATCTTCTTTTAAACCTTTTATATCTTTACGCATCTCATCGATTGCTTTGAATAAAGTTTTCATTCTCTCAGCACAAACCTTCTCATGATAAGATATTCTTATAGAGTTGTTATCCTCTACTGCTTCTTTCAAAGTTTTTTTTCTAGGCATCTTCTCTCTCTACCTCGTTACAAAAATAAGTTACATATAATTTTTCTTTATTAAACTTGTCTACATATTCATTGGTAACTTTTATGGTAGCTGCTGCACCTGCTTTAGTACAGTCTGTCCAGGAATTAAATTCTATTGGTGATAATGTTGTGTTGTTACACATCCCAGTTATTGCTGAGCAAATAGTGTAAGCCAATACAAATTTCATTAGCCTTTAGGTATATCTGATTTAACTTTAGCAATAGCATCTACCCAGTTAGTAGTACCATTAACCTTATCCCAGTATTGCATATCTAACTGTTCTTGTATTGATGGATAAGCAGTTGCTCTTTCTCTTTGATATTGTTTAGCATCATATTCTGCTTTTTCTTCTAATGCTTTTGCTTCTTCAATATCTCTTTGTGCTTCTTCTTCTGCTGTGAATTGAATTTTTTTTCCATCTATTAATTTAAATCTAGTCATAATTATTTAGTTCCATATAAAGTATAAAAATAATCTTCAATATTTCCAGAACCAGGTTGAAGTTTTATTTTATTTATTTTTGCTACATAAGTTGCTTCTAATGTTGCAGTACCTAACATTGTTCTTATAGCATTAGAATTTGACATTCTTGTACCCCACCAAGTTATTCTGTTTGATTGGTTAACTGAACCTTCTGTTATAATTGGAGATATATCCATTGTTATACTATTTCCTTCTGCGTTAGCAGTATCATTTCCAACTTCTTTTGAAATTCTGATTGAAGTATTGCCATCTGAATAATCATTATCAATCTGATTATCTGTATTAGTGAAAATAATACTTGCTCCATATTTATAGTTATTTGAACTTGTATGATAAGATGAACCATTATCTGTGCTTAAATAAGCTAATAGTGTGGCATTGTCTGTTTCTGGCTTCCAATTCCAATACAATTTAAATTTACTGTAAGTTTCTGGTAAAGATATTTCAATACTTGATAAACCAGATTGTGCTGTTCCAGAAGCAGAAGCTACTTTAACAAAATTAGTAGTAATTAATGCCATATTGTTATACTCCTATTAACGCTATTGTTTGTTTCACAAACAACAGAATTTCTTTGATTACTTTTATCCATTATCATACTCCAATCAAAGCTTGGATTTCGTCATCATCTAATCCCAAGTCTTTTAGTTTTTGTTTGCCAGATGCTTTCTTAGTTTCTTTGTTTGCTTCAGCGTCTTTTAATTCTTGTTCAACTGTTGGTATCATAGCTTTTATATCTTCTTTAGAAATAGGTGTTGTATTTTCTAACCATTCTATTTCGCAAGTATTAATATCATCACCTCTTAAAACTACTTTTGCATTTGGATTAATTTTTAATATTGCATTTATAATCATTATCCTTGTATCTCCATTAAAATTAAACTGTAAAATCTACCATCTGTTGATGTTGAAGTTGTAGAACCAGACGCTTTTCTAAAACCTAAAGTGTACTGTTGTGCAGATGTTGTGTTTGGACTATCTAAATGTATAGCGTTCAAATTTGCTAAATATGCACCAGAGCCACTTCTACCAGTTGCAACACCACCTAAACCAGTTCCACTTAAAGTACCTCTAAAAACTTGTATTTCTGAATAAGTATTACCATTAGATTGAGCATCTAAATTTGCTGTTCCTATTATAAATATTTTATTACTTGTGCTTGATGGCGTAATACTTGCGTTTAACATTTCAGATACAGTTGTTGTTGAATTTGTTAAAGTTGTAGTGCTTGAATTTTCAACAACTTGCAAAACTTTACCTAAAGCAACTCCACTATCTAATTTAGCACTTGTAACAGCACCATCTCCAAGTTTAGCAGTAGTTACAGAGCCATCACTAGGTACTGTCATAACTCCTGTTCCATAATGTAAAAAGAAATTACAAGTAGATGTGCTTGGTACTGCAACGCCAAAGTCTATTGTAGAACTTGAAACTGTAAAGTTAGTAGCTTGAACCACACCATCAATACTAATTAAGCATGATTGAGCAGAGTTTGGTGTAAATGCTACTGAACCTTTTGTAATAGAATAAGAACTAGAACCATCAAAGGTAATATTATCTAGTACCTCTATGTTTGATATTTTATCTAATCCTCTGCCAAGATAAGCCATTACTCTGAACCTCCATTATCTATTACTGTTCCACCATCTGCTATCCATTCTTGTATTGCTTGGTAATCTTTGTTTGCTTCGTCTAGTGGTACTGACCAAACTTCACCATTAGTTAAAGTTATTTTGTAACTTGCAAATTCATTATTTGAATATAATTTTTCTACACTATCAATCATAATTATAACTCCGCACTTAATTGAATGTTAGCACCACTAGAAGCATTAGATAATAATAAAACACCATCTCCTGTGCTTCCAACAGATGAACTATTTGTTTGTACTAAACCAGATGAAGTACCGAAATATATAGCACCAATACTACTTATGTTTACATAAGAACCTGCCGCAGATACACCTATACTTCCACTATATGAAATACTTGGAGATGACCTCATTGTTTGAGGAAACGTTAATGAAATATTTTGATTTGTGCTAGAATTATTGGAACCAGAGCCATACGCTTGATAACTAGAAGAACCTTGTGCATCAGCACCTAATTTAGCAAAATATCTTAAACATCTATTTTTATTCACATCATAAGGCAAGAACTCAAAATCAGATGCAGTTGTTCCAGCTTCTAATTGTACGCCTGTGATTTGCCAAGTAGCACCATTAGTTGCTATTAAATTTGTTTGTCCAGTTACACCTTCATAAGTTGCTGTACCCCAACTTCCAGCACTACCAACTTCACCAGAACCAGCACCTAAACTTAAACTTAATCTTATTCCTAAAGTATTATTAGTAACCCAAGTTCCAGAAGTATCTCCATCTATTGTTACCGAAACATCTGTCCAAGTATTTGCTGAACTTATAGTGTAAGAAAAATTATAAAATCTATTATAATCTCCATTTATAATAGCACCACCAAATGTTCCTGTAAGACTTGATTTAACTTTAAATGAAAGAGTAACATCTTGTGCTTGTGCTGTACCCCAGTTTAAATTTCTAATCATATTACCTTCTATATGCTGAACAACTCTATAAGTTGCATTACTTGCTATAGAACTATCTGCTGTTGTTACAGTAGCTTTAAAAGAATTAACAAAATTAGTAGGTGCGTCAGTAGATTGTTCAATAGTAAAAACTCCAGCAGATGACATTCCTCTAGCACCAAATCTATCAATTCCATATTGAACTGTTCCACTATTTATTGTAACTGCTGAGGCAGTTCTTTGTGCTATGCTCATATCACCATTGATGACGATGTTTCTGAACTTAACATTGTCTTGAAATCCAGCACTTGGTATTTTTGTTATTGCCATAATTTATCCTATCAACGCTTTTATTTCAGCGTCAGTTAATCCTAAATCTTTTAATTTTTGTTTTCCATTAGATGCGTCTGTTTCTTTTTGTGTTTCTGCATCTTTTAATTCTTGTTCTATTGTTGGTATCATAGCTTCAATATCTTCTTTAGTAATATTGTTTGGATTTCCATCATGCCAAATTATTTTATTCATATCTTCTGCATCTACAGAAACTTTTGCATTAGCATCAATTTTTAATATTGCATCTATAATCATTATGCTGATACCTCCATAAGTGTTATTATAGAAATTTGTTCAGAATCATTATCGTTTCTATTACCTACAACAAGAGTTCCACCATTACATTTACCTTGAATTTTATAAGTAGTAGCTGATGTGGTACTTGGTGAATCTAAAAGTTGTAAATGTACTGTGTCCATATTTCCACTCTCATAAGTGTATTGTGTTCTTGTTGAAGTATATGTTTGACTACTAGCTGGTTGACCAATAGCTGTAGAACCTCTTAAAAGATTAAACATATTAATTTGTGAATTACTGCCATTTGATGTGCAAAAACTTGCTGTTATAAGAATTTTGTTAGAAGAACTTGACGGTGTAATTGATGCAGATAATCCTGTTACATCTGTAAATGATGTTGATGTTGTTGAAAATTTTGTATCTTTTACAGTTTGAACAACTTGTAAAACTTTTCCAGCACTTAATTTAGCAGAAGTTACAGAACCATCAACTAACTGGCTTGTTCCAACACTAGCGTTTGGTGGATTTACAGTTTGAACAGCTTTACCTAAATATACACAGTACATATCATCAGAAGATGATGTAGCACTTGTTAGTGTTAATGTAGTACCACTAGCAGAATATGCAGTTGTAGGCTCTTGTCTTACAAAGTTAATAAATAATGCTAACTCATTTGCATTAGCAACTGGATTATCCAATGTGTAAGATGTAGTCGCACTTGTACTAAAGTCTTGTTTAGCAAAACTTGTGTAACTTAATGCTGGTTGATTTCCAATAAACGGCATTAATCTCCTATGTACTTATTGCATCTACTGTTGATACCCAAACATCTAAAGATGAAGCTGTGTCTGATACTACTTTTAAAGCATCACCAGATTGAACTACAAATTTTGCTCCACCATCTAAAACTTGTAATGATGAACCTGCAGGAATAGGTGCATCTTTAATTAAATAGATGTCATTAGAACTATCATTAATATATACAGATGCTATAACACTAGATGTTGTAACATTTGAAACTGATATACCAACAACAGTATCATAACTATCTGAAGTAAATAAAGTTGCTGCTCCTGTACCTACGTTGTTGCTTGTGTATCTTCTAAAGTTTTGTGCCATATTACTCCTTTATTATAATGCAATCGCCATGGCTATAGCGAATCCATTTGTTGCTAAATTTGAAGTATCAGTAGATTCAATATTTGTCCACGCACTTCCATTATAGTATTTTAATACATTACTTGTAGAATTATAGAATAAATCACCTTCATCTAATGATGAACTTGGATCACTAGATCCTATTCTGTATTTATCTGCAAAGTTATTAACATCAGATATATTGTTGGCTACTGTTGTTACATTAGAACTAATACCAGCAACAGATGTTACATTACTAGATATTCCAGCTACTGTTGTTACATTTGCCGATATACCTGCTACCGAAGTTACATTAGAAGCAATTCCTGCAACTGTTGTAACATTAGCAGCTATTGGACCAACTTGTCCTACTTCTGTAGATATACCTGCAACAGTTTGAATATCAGATGAATCTCCTGCCACAGTAGTAACATTACTTGAAATACCTGCAACTGTAGTAACATTTGCTGATATTCCACCTACTGTGTTAACATTACCTATATTATTTCCTACAGTATTAACATTAGTTATTGAACCTGCAACTGTATCTATTTCTGGACTTGCTTCTTGTAAGTCAGATGCAACAGTTTCTATTTCAGAAACAGCTTCGTTAAGATCGTTTGCAACTGTAATAATATCTGCAATATTAGATGCAACTGTATTAACATTTGCAATATTAGATGCTACCGTATTTATATTAGTTACAGCTCCAGCAACTGCTGTAACATTAGATGCAATACCACTAACTGTAGTTACATCACTAGCTATTGCTGCTATTGTATTTATATTTGTAATATCTTGAGAAAACTCTAATCCATTACCAGAACTATTTACTGATAAAACTTTATTAGCAACAAGATTTGGAAATGTAATATTAAATGTATTTGCTGTTGTTGCTGCAGCTTTTGGAGAAAACTTAAGATCTCTCTCAAGCTGTTGACACATAGCAATAATTTTATCTAATTCAGTATTAAGTGATCCTATTTGAAAAGCACCAGATGTTGGGAAATCTGTAGATCTTGCTATTGCTAAATCTCTAGATATTGTAATTACATCATTTACTGTTGCACCAGGCGAACCTAATGTAATAGAACCACCACCAGTTTGTCCTGCACCAGATACTGAATATTCTGTTGCATCTGCTGGTGATGCAGAAAAAGTTAATAGTGATGTACCATTAAATACTTTTAAATCTGCATTATCAAAAAATTCAAATCCTACAGTAAAACTAGTTTGTCCACTCGTTGCTGTATATTGAACTCGTGGTTCTGTATCTGAAATTGTTATACTCATTATCGAAGTCCTTTTTCTATATCGTCAAATAACCAATCCAAGTACCATACGTTCTGAAATGGAATTAATCTACGCACATTACGTGCTGTATAGTGATTATATGAATTGCCACCTACGTCATACATAATATCAAACACATTATAAATTTGAGATGCACTTGGACCTAATAATCCTACTTTAGATTTCATAGAAGAACCATAAGGTTTGCCTTCACCCATTAATGGAGCTATACCAATTCTATTATCTGTAAGAGCTTCTATAGATCTATTAACATCTACAAATATACCACCTAATCCAGATCTATCAAATGCTGCCAATAATTTTGCAGTTAAAGATTTTTTAGAATAATCTTTGTTAAATCTAAACTCACTGTAAACTGCATCTACTAACATACCAGATCCCATTAATAACATAGAACCAAATAAAAAATCTAAATCTCTTTCTTGCATACCTCTCATTAACATTCTTTGTGTAGAAGCCATTGCAAATTTTTTAAACTGTACAATAGTACTAGCAAGTTCATAGTTCATAAACAAAGGTGTATCTCCTTTGCCTGGCGTTACAATTGTAACATTAATATCTTTATTTAATGCTGCACCAAATCTTTGTTTAGCTAAATCATCAGTCCATTCTGCTGAATTAGCCATTCTGTTATATAATGTTTTAGTACCATGTTCTTCATACATTTTAGCAATTCTTTTTGCTATTTCTTCATCAATACCAGAAGCTGCTAATTTAGTTTTAAATTTATCTGATAAAGTACCTTTACTCCATTTAACAGAGTCTTCTAATATTCTAGAACCAATAGTAACAGACGCTGCACTTTTCATAAATTCTGTCCATCTAGACATCATGTTAATATACATAAAGTTAAAGTTAGCTGCTTTACCCATCATACCTTCTACTTTAGAAGACATACCAAACATATCTCCTATATCAGAAAATAACATAGCTCTTTGTCCAGTAACCATATCTACTGCTTCTGCAAAAGATTGTGCTTCTTTTTTACCTGCTTTGAAGATACCGAATTTTTTATTTGATAGCATATCTGCCCACATTTCAAATTGTGTTTTAAAACCTCTTTGAATACCAGATGTCATAATAGTTCTTGGTACATCAGCTACAGCTGCAAAGAAACCTGTAAGCATTGTTAAAGCATTATAATGTTTCATTGTTCTCATTGCTCTAGATGTCCAAGCATGAGGATCAGCAGGTAATCCATATGTACCTCTAACCAGCTCAATACCAGCTTCTAAATCTTCCAGAACTTTGTTTCTTTCTGCCATAATCTTGGCTTTTTGTGCCTTAGTTTTTGCCTTAAATGCCTTAATGTTATATTCTTCAGCTACTTGATATAATCCAGGAAACGTCATTGATTCAGCTTCATCTATGTATTTATATCCTAAACCATTTGGATCTCCGTATTTTTTAGTAAATAAAATATCTGGAGTTACTTGTCTGTAGTATGTTTTCATTAATGAAAAAATATCACTAACTATAAAATCATTATCTACTAACTTCATTTGTGTTTCTGGTAAAAGATTTAATTCTCTAGCTCTTGTAGCTCTAGCATATCTAGGTCTATTAAAAGCATATCTTTCAAATATAAGATCTTTAATATCATCAGTATATTTTGTTTTTTCAAATCTTTGAAATGGAAAATGTCCTGCTAGATCATCTACTAAAGTATTTAACTTTTTTTCATTAATATACTTTTTTCTTTTAATTAGATCTTCTCTAATGATATTTTTAAATAATTCTTTGTTTTTATCTATATTACTTTTATTATAAATAATATTAACATAATCTTTTATTAAACTATCTGACGCTTTTAATCGTTCTTCTAACTTAGCAATTTTATTTTTAATTTCTGTTGCAGAATATTGTGATGTAGTACCATCTACTTTAGACTTAAATGATTTAGTAGTTTCACCTTTCTTTTTCATTGTGTCCATAGTACCTTTCCAAAAATTTAATTCTCTTTCAATTGGTAATTTACGAATACCAAGTTCTTGCATTTCTTTACCTATTGGGCCATAGACTTTATCTTGTGTAATTCTTGCAGCTTGTGCTATTTCTGGAATATCATTTTGCATACCTTTTAATCTTGTTTTGGTTACTTCTCTACTAAACTCAGCTAAAGACATTTGACTATTCATAATGTTGTGCATATTAATTCCTAGTTCAGTTTTAGGATGCGCACCTTGTACTCTAGCAATATACTTCATGTATTGCTCTTTAATATCTTTCATAGCCTCTATAGATCCTACTTCTCTCATTCTTAATTGTAGCTCAATAGATGGATCTGTTGCTTTAAAACCATAGTCTTTAGTATTTTTTAATTTAAGTAATGGTGTATCTAATATATCTGCAATCATAGTTCTTGCATTTTTAGAAGCAGATTTAGTAACTCTAAATACATTAGTCCAAGGACCATCTTCTCCAAATATACCTAAATAACTTTTTACAAATCTTTCACCTTGAAATTCTTCAGAAGGTGTAGGTTTTACTTTTTGCTCATTAGCTGCTGCACCTACATTACCAGGTGTTGGAGGTCTTTCATTAGGATTAATAAATTTACCATCTTCATATATTTCTTGTGTCATTGTTTTAGGTGGTGCATGAAATGATTTATCTGCATCTATAATTTTTTGTTGTGTAGCTCCACCTATAGTGCCTTTGCCCATTTTATTTATAATATATGGTAATCCATAACCACCAGCAACAATCCAAGGAACATAATCATCTGGTCTTGTTGGATCTATATTTTGTTTTGCTATTTCTTCAGCAGTAAAAGCTGTACCAAATACTTTTGCACTTTGCCCTGCTTTAGTTGCTAATAATAAACTTGAAGGATCTAAAAATGCTCCAGTAATTTTACCTATATGATACCAAGGACTTGCATAGTTTTGTTCAGCTTGTTTATTTAACTTTTGTATAATAGCTGTAGATTCTGCAGCACTTTTACTAAACATAAACTGATCATAAAAATCTTGATAGTTTTTTAATTGTGGATCATTTTTAGGATTATAATTTTCATCTGGTACAAAATCTTGATGATTAACAAGATAATCAACAGCCATTGATGTTAAATTTTCAGAAGCAAATCCTTGTTGAAAATCAACATAAGGACTATACTCTATAGGAGTATTTCTTTCTTGCTTTAAACTTTCTGCATCAGAAGGCTTAAATGGAAAAGCCGTCATTAATTTAATTTACCTAATTTACCACCATAAGAATTTATACCTCTTGTATAACCTTCAAAAATCATTTTATCTAAAAGTGTTTGATTTTGTGGTGGATAATATTCATTAAATGCTTCTGAACCCATTTCGTGTTCAATCATAAATTTAATTAATTGATACATTTGATTTCCATCATAAAAATTAATTGCAGTATCTCTAGTAAAATTAGTTTTATCTTCTAACGCATTTAAATATGGCTCACTATCAACTGCATAAACTTTTAATATTTGTTCTGCTGTAGGATTATTACCATATCTTTTAGTAGTTTCATTTTTAATTAAAGTAGAGTTATTAATCATTACTCTCATAGCAGCTCTTATAGAATCTACAGGACTAGCAAATATTGCTGCTTGATTACCTGTAGTAATATCAGTCATTTCACCATCCCAAGTTTGATCTGTTTTCATAACTGCCATATAATTATTAGTTCTAAATGTTAATGGTAAAGATTTATCTTGATAGCTATTATATACATGTTGCATATAAGTTTTTTGTAAAGCTGCTTCTGTAGCAGAAGTTTTATGTGGAGGAAATCTAGATTCTAATAATTTTTGTTTATCAGTAAAATTTCTATTTTTATTTATTTGTGCATCCATTGATATAATTTCATTAACTTCATTATTAATTTCTGCAGCTTCATTGTAATAAGATTCAACATCTATATCTTTTCCTAATGCTTTAAATATAAAACCAAATGGTTTTACTTCTTTAGGCACATCATTTATTAAAGGAAAGTCTGGATAAAATCTATAATCAGAAGCTTCTATCATTGTTTTAGTAGTTCCATAAAAAAACTTTTGTAACCATTTTTCTGTTCCAGAATCTCCATCAATAAATCTACCTAAACCTTTTTTCATAAATAAATCAAATTTTTTAGTAGCAATTTCTTGCATAATTTCATTTCTAGTTTCTGGAGCTGATACAGGTTCTATTAAATCTTTTTCTATTAACATATTACTTCTTAGACCAGTAGGATCAAAAAAGTTATCTCCTTGTGTTAAAGATATTAATTTATCATCATATAAAATTTTAGCATGATAATTAGGCTTACGATCTTTTCCTTCTCCAGTAAAAGTTCCAGTAGGTTCTATAATAAGATTTTTATAATTTTCATCTATAACTCTTTTCATAACATCAGTAATATTAACTGGTGTTTGTTCTTTACCACTTGGGCCAACAGGATCAAAACCAAATCTTTCTATTTGTTCTTCTTTAGATAAATTTTCTTTTAAATAATTTGCTTGTGCCATTAATGCAGAATCAAAACCTTGACCAGTAAATCCAATTTCTTTTTCAAAACCATGTTTAATCATACTTACTTTACCTGTACCATTTAATCTTGTAGCAGAATAACCTTGTTTATTCATTGAATGTAAAGCTTGTATAGAAGCTTTGTAAAATTGTTGTTTACCTTCATCTGTTGTAATATCTATATCACTATTACCATTTATGTAAGCTAACTGTGTTTTAATATTATTTAACCAAACTTGTTGTACTTGTGGTGTCATATCAAGTCCTTTATACCAAGCACTTGTACTTTCTGGTATAAACATATGACTAAATTTATTTACTTTTTTATTAAATATTTTTTTAAGCCACCAAGTATCTGTATTTATATCTTGCATTTCAATAGTCCATTTCATATTATTAATTGCAACATCTAAATTATTATCAATATTATCAGATACTTTTTTATAATTTTCTTCTAAATTACCTTTATTACCTACTATTTGATTTAATTTTTCAGCAACTATTTCATTAGATTCCATAGCACTTAAACCCATTTTATTTGCTGCATTATAAATATGTTCGTTTTCAACTGTTACATAAGGAAACATATCTTGTGATTTAATATAATTAAATAAAGATAGATTTTCTTTAAAATCTTCTATCATTCCTGGTGTTTTAAAATTAACATTATAATCTTTATTTATTTTTTTTAATACAGCAGTTGGTTCTATATTTTGATTTTTATATAATTCCATAACTGTTGCTAAATCTGGATTATCAATATCAGTTATATTTTTATCATCTATTCCATATCTTCTAAGTAAAGCAGTTTTAAATAATTCCATTTGCTCATTATCTTCAAACTTATCAATAACTTCATAATTTGCAGCTTTACTTACTAATTCTTGTACATTAATATTTTTATTAACTATTTCTACAGCTCTATCAAAATCTTTATCAATACCTGGCATACTATTTGTTACATAATTAGTAGCATTGCCATTTGCACCATTAGCAAATTTATGAACATCTAATATTCCACCACTAGCTTGTTGTCCATCAAGATTATATTTTATTTTAGCATTTTTTAATTGATTAATATTTTTACTATTATAATCATCATATAATGATTTAACTTTAGTTATTATTTTAGATCTTTTAAATGGATCTGTAATATCTTTAGCATATTTTTGAAATATAGGATTATCAACATTATCTGGTGTTATAGGTAAATTATCTTTACCTGCTGCATAATTTAAAAAATATTTATTACCATCTACATCTCCTAATTTTTTTATAATACTAAATACTCTTAATGTTTCTAAATCTATAATATCATTATCTAAATCTTTTTTTAATTGACTACCACTATATCTATTAGTTTCTACTATTGTAGATTCTGCACCACCATAATTATGATTTAAAGTTTTTAATAAATCATTTCCAATAAAACTATTTATATCTAATCCTGTTAAATTTGGATTCATATTGATAGTTTCTAAATGTGATCCTGCATCTACCATTGTTTGATCTTTAGTTAAATTCCAACCATCTAATGCTTTTTGATCTTCTCTATTATTATAATTAGTTGTAGCATAAGACATATTAGCTAGATTTTTTTGAGCTAATATATTTTGAGCAATATTTTTATAAACGTTTGGCGTACTTGCAATTACTGTTTTAGAATAATTATCAACAGCATTTCTCATTCCATCTGGATCAAATTTAAACTTATCTTTTAATTGTAGATAATGATCTCTTGATTGTTGATTAAATTGAAATTGCCAATTTGCAGAAGCATCAACCTCAGCTTTTTTTCTAAATACATCTATAGCTTCACTAATAGGTTTAGATATTTCTGCTGCTATAGTTGTGGTAGGAAATTTTGGAATACCAATATTATCAGCTACACTTGCTTTTAAACCAACTTGTTTTTTTGCTTGTTTTAATGCCATTAATATTTATCTCCTGGATCATCTGTAAAATATTGACCTCTAGGTTGTCTTCCTTGATATGAGTCAGCATAAGATTTTGTTTTTAATGCTGATGCTGCTATACTTGCATAAGCTCCAAACTCTTTAGCTTTACCCATAACTTTTGTTGTATATATTTGACTTTCTATTTTAGATTCACCTCTAAGTGTATTAATTTTTATATTGGTTACATCTTTTGTTGCTATTCTATCTATTTCAGATTGAGTAGATAGAAAACTTCTACTATCATCATTGTAACCAGAACCTGCAACTATAGCTAAATTTTGTTTACGTTTTCTTCTAGCTTCTTCTAATACATCATTAGAATCTTGTAATCCTTTTAACTGATTGTATTTTTTTTCTGTTTCATATTCTTTTATAATAGCTTTGTTAGTTGCTTTTTGAGCTTGTATTTGTGAATAAGTTCCAACTGCTTGTACAACAGTACTAGCAATAGCTAATGTAACAGGATCAGCACTCATGCAAAAACTACCTCCACACTCATTCCTAATATTTTAATTGGTAACGGATCATCTTGAGATAATGTTACTGTTGGACTTTTGCTATAACCTAAAAAGAAAAATTCTTTTTTGTCTGTTACAGGTGTTAAGTCAGAACCACCAGTGAAGTTAACTTGTTGGACTACTAAAGATTTAGAGGTTGTGTCTGCAGCTTTGACAGTTAAATCTAAAGCAGAATTAATATCAATGATGGCTCTTGAGATTCTTCTTGGTAAACCAGTTAATGGTCCTTCGGGTAATTCTTTGTCTATTGGCATAGTTTCAATAATAGGTGTATAGTTAAATCCAATTTTTACTCCAGTTCCTCTTGGAGAGTTTAATGTAATAGTATCTGTACCACTAACAGTAAACGCACCTAATGAACTATTACCTTCTACTGCATTAACAGACTCATTGGTGTAAATACCATTTACAGAATGAAAATATCCTTTAACAATTGTAACAACAGCATTATCTGCTGGAGTTGCTGCTAAGTTTTGATCTAAGTTAAGATCATAAGATCCACCACCATTATTTGTAACAGCTTGTATAGTATATTCAGTAGAGTTTCCTGCAATAGTAAATGTTTCATTAATTTGTGGATCAGAAGTAAATCCATCTATTTTTACTACAGCTCCAGATTGACTAGCACCCTGTACTAATGGTGTACCTCTTTGACTTACTGTTGATGTTGTTTGCATATCTAATGTAATACTATCATCATCTCCAAATTTTTCTAGTGTATATACTGTAGATCCATTTAATTGTCTTTTAACAATACATACTAAAAATTCATTTAATGTAATTACAGATTGATATAAATCATTTTCTTTAGTTGTCCAAAGTCCCCATCCTGCTATTTTTTCATCTCTAACAGAATGAAATATAGCCATACTTCCTGGAAGTGTACTTCCGTTATTTAAAAAAAACGCATACTGTTCTGGTCTAGTAAAGTTACCTTTTATAATGGCTACTTGTTTTGGATTATCTATTAAATGTTCTGCAAGTATTGATACCGAAGTTGATTTATATCCATCTTCAATATCTGAATAAACAAATTCTCTTACAGCTTTACCATTTTTTTGAACAAAACCTGCTGCTTGATCAAACATAACAGGAGCTGTTCTACTAATACCATAAGGTGTTTGTCTTAATACTGATACATTTCCAGGAGTAATAGTATTATCATTTGCTCTTGGAATATAATATTCACCACCATCTGTAAATACTTGTAAGTCTTTTCCAGACAACATATGTCTAACTTCATTAACTTCTGAACCTGCAATATCTAAATCAATAGCTTCATCTGCTTGACCTGTTCCTACACTAAAATTAAAATACTCAGATATTCTAGAAGCTAATATACCAGCAGGTCTAGACTTTAAACCACCTAACCATAGTCTGTTATTATGAAAAGTTACTGCTTGTGGAAATCCTCTTTTGGTAGATATAGATTGTTCTGCCCAATCAAAATGTGGACCAGCACTACCCATGTCTTCAATAATAGTAATAGTAACTTCTGTAGCAGAAGTAAAACCAGTTATCTTACCTTGTTTTTTATTTATTTCTATATAATCCCCAACTTGATTACTTGTAAAAGCATCAGCACTTGCAGTTACAGTTCTACCTGTTCCTGTTGCATGAGAAGATAAACTTACACTAATAGAACTAGAAGCATATTTATAAAATGGTCTAGTTGTTTTATTAACACCACTTACAGTTACTGAATCATCATCATCAAATGCAAATACTGATACTGTAAACGAAGTTGCAGATTCTCTAAATAATCTTCTTGTTTCATTATCTCTATGTGTAATAAAAATAGTATCGCCAAATTGAGCAAAGTTTAATTCAAATAGTTGAGCTGTAGTCCAATTGCAATTAGTTGTATAGTTAGATACTATTGCACTACCATTAATATTATAAACATCCATTCTTTGATTAGATAAAACAATAATAGCTATTTCATCATCAGAAAATACAAATGGAATTAATCTAGACTCAGCAGGTAATGTTGCTAAATATGTAGTTCCTGGTCTTCTCATAAGACCACCTTCTGCTAATAATGCAAAGTTTCTACATTGTTTAGCTCCATTTGAATAAGCAGGTGTATCTATTCTGGTAGCTAATAATGGATTAAGCTCTCCAGAAGAAAAATTGGTTAATACAGTTTTTAATGTTCTTGCCATTATACATCAGTTCTCGTAGAGTTTCTTAAATTAATAAATCTAGAAGTATCTAGTTTTCTAGTAGTTACTTCTGCTGTATCTATATTTTTAGATATTAAAAATTGTCTATCAGACATTTGTTTAAATTGATTAATCATACCTGCATCTCTAGCAACTGAACCTGCAAATAAAGAAGCAAGTTCATATTCTAAAGCTAATCTAAAATGAGCTGGAAAATAATCTTCTTCTACTCTGTAAATATAATCCAATACTAAATTATGATTTGCACCATAAGTATTAACATAAATCATATTCTTATATCTTGTATAAGGAATAATATAATCGTTAACTGTTAATGTATTAATTTGTAGTACTCCAGGATCAGCAGGTAACTGATAAGCATATTCATATCTTCCTACTGGAGCTGTAGATAATAGTGATAATGTTTTTTGATTAGTTGCAAACTTCCATCTATGTCTAGTTAGACAAGCTTGTACAATGTCTTCATAAACATTAGAAGCAACTAAAGCTTCTGTAGATCCATCCTCAAAGGAAGATATAGGTTGTGCGCCTATCATTACTAAAGCTCTTGCACATATATCTACTTTTGATGTTGCCATTTATTATTTTTTAAAATTTTTATTTCCTCTTAAAATTTTTAATTCAATATCGTTCATAGCTTTAATTTCTTTATTAGTAGCTTTTGCATTTCCTAAAGTTACCATATTTCTTAATCCATAAGTTTGAACAATTGCTGCATCTTTTGCATCAGAATAAAAATTTTTTAAAATATTATTTTTATTTTTTTTAGTCATTATATTTCCTTATTTTAATTTATAAAATTGAGGGCGAAATTAATCGCCCCCAAAATATCTTTAAACGATTATGATCCGTTTACGACAGTTACTGTAGCAGCACCTGTTGCAGAAGACACTACAAGAATGTCTACTGTTTGAGTACCACCATTTGAACCAACGCAAAGAATAATATCATTTTCTTTTAAGTTCTCAGTTGCTGAGTTGAAGTAACCAGAAGCAGCTATTGTAGCAATAGCATCTCCATCTGTATAAAAGAATACAGAGTTACCACCAGCTTCAGCAATCTTTTTGATTGGGTTTGCAGTTTCGTAAGCCATATATTCTCCTTATTCAGCACATTTTTGAACTCTAATACCATCAGTATCAATTAATGTACCGCCTATGCTTAGCATAGAAGTAATTAAATGAGAAACTTTTTCTGGTATGTAGTTCACTTCAGTTTTAACATCAGAACCAACTCCTAAGCCTAATGATGATTTGTGGAAAGCCACAGTATGTCTATCAGTAGAACCAGAAGTTTCTAGTCCACTGTGTACAAACCATAAGAATCCTAACCATCTTTTAGCAGTCATTCCTCCAGCATATGGAAGCTCACCTTCGCCTACATATTCAACTCTAGAGAATTGATCTAGGTTAATTAGGTCAGACCATTGTTTTGGTCCTACTACCCAATATCTTTGTTGGTCATCTGGTACATCATTAGTATTGAAAAGTTCCATCATAGCTTGAGCTTTTCCTAAGTTCATTCCAGTACCTGTTCCAGATGAGTTGTTTGCAAGAGTTGTAGCACCATTCATAATCCCAGTTAATACACTGTCAGTTTTTCTACCTAAAGCGTATGCTGCAGATTGTGCAACTACTTGTCTTTCGTCAATGTTTACCTTTAACTCGTCTAGCTTGTCAACGTAATCAGCTGCATAGTAATCAGTTAAAGTTGCTGACACATTGCTGTGTGATAGATCCATTGCAACTACTTCAGCATGTCTTGCTTTAGTGTTTGCAGAACCTTTTGCAACTTTCTGAAACTTAACAGTGTTACCATTAACGCCATTCACAGTTCTTACTAAGTTCTTTAACTTAGAACCCATTCTTTGATAAGCCATGTGAACTTCTGCTTCAAACTGAGTAATAAAGGCATTTGTTATTGATGTTGCCATTTTATTGTCCTTTGTTTGTTGTTAAGTTACGTTTGTTATCCGATTATCTTACAAATGCAGTGGTTTGTTATCCAATTAAGGGCAAACATTAAACATTTTTAAGGTCTTGATATAGAAATAGATTTGTTTAATTGTTTAAACAACGCACAATTACATCCATATTTTAGGAATAGTAATTACTTCTCCAAACTCTATATTACCTTTTTTGTCATAAGAATATGTACCAAATAATGTAATATATTTTTTGGTTTCTTTGTATATCCACATTTGACTAGATACAGCTTTAGCTGGTTCATGATCATCCATATCGGATTTATTAATCCAACCTGTTTCACTAACTGCATCTAGCCAATGCAAATCTTTTTTAAGTTTTTTATACTTAAATTTATTTTTTTGTTTCGTATGCTTTTTCATACAGTTCTGTTACACGTTTAATATAAGCATCATCCCTTTTATTAGAATCATAATATCTAGGATCATTCATCATAGATTTAAGATCTGCAAAATCTGGAGTAACAGATACTTGTGTAGGTGTAGTAGGCATAGGACTATCTTTAGTCATTTTCATTATTTCTTCTATTGCTTTTACACCTTCAGCTGTTGATGCTATACTTGAAAAAGTATTGTAAGCTTCTGGTGATAAGTTTTTCTTAGACCAAAGCTCTGCAGCTTCAACTCTTTCTTTTGAGTTGTCACCTAACTTTTGCATTTCAGCATTAACATCTGGTAAAGTTGCCATTGCATTATCAATAAATACTTTAACACCTTCATCAAATTGTTCTTGAGATAAACCATTTTGTTTAGCTGTTTCTTTCCACCATTGTACTATTTCCATATCATCTGATACAGATACATCTACATTTTCTGGAAGTTCTGGAACATTAACTTTATATTCTTCTGGTACTTTACCAAGTCTTTCTTGTTCTAAATCTTGTCTAACTTGTTTAGACAGATCTTCTGTTCTTGAGCCTAATTTTTTTTCAAGAGCATTATAACTAGAAGCTAAGTTTTCTAAATTAACTTCTTTTCTATCAGCATCCCAAAATTTATCTTGTACATATTCTGGTTTATCACTGACAGTTTGTTCTTGCGTTTCTGTGGTGATTGGTGCTGTTGCATTATCATCTACCATCTTGTTCTCCTTTTTTTATTCTTGTTTGTATTACAGCTGTTAGGAATCTCATTCCTTCTAAATGAAATAATCCATTGCTATCTATATTAGGACCAGCAACTGCTTCAGTTGTAATTGATTTAATATACTCAAGAATTTTTTTTCCATCATCATTCTTAAATACACCTGCAAATAATTTATTAAGATTACGTTCTTCTTCTTCTGTTCTTACGTAACCATCAATAGATTTTGCAGGAATTGGTCTTTTTTCTTTAAGTCCATCCCAACTCATTATTGTGGTATTTCTCCTTCTTTCGGTGCAGTTTGTAACTGACTAATCTGTTGGACTATTTGTCTTTGTTCTTCTTCATCACGAATAAGTTTTTCAGGCAAATTCATTTTTTGTGCTAGATACTTAGCAGTTTCATTTTGATTAACAATAACATTAATCATTTGTGGGCCAAATGTACCTGCAATAATTTCATTAAATCTATTTATATCAGAAACATCTTGCATATGTTGTGCTTTAGCTAATGGAGATCTAGCAGCAATCTTTACTTCTCTACCATTAACTTTAGGTAGTTCTATTCTACCTTGTTTAGATAATAATCTAATAATTCTTTTTAATAACGGATGTATAAATTCAGATTGTAGTCTTCCAAAAGAAGAACCTATTTGTCTTGATAGATCTGCCATTCTTTCAGAAACTTCTGTTGCTGTCATTGGAGTTCCTTCTGGTCTTCCAAGAGCTTCCATGTATAAAGCTTTTTTAATATTCTGCCTCATGTCTTGTAATACTAACTGAGCTACATCAAAATTAGATGCAGACTGTATAGCACTTAATCCTCTTGATCCTGGAGCTACTGGTATTAAAGATCCAGGTACTAATGCAATATTGTCTGGATTAATTACACCATCATCTTCATAAGTATAAACTCCAGATACTGACATCTGTGCATTTTGTAATATTAGCTCAACAGTTAAGTTACAAGTTTTAATTGCCCCCATAGCATTAAATACTGGCCCTCTACCATAAACTTCACCAGATGCTTTATTCCATCTAAATACTAAATATGGATTAGATCCTTCTCCAGAATATTCTTCTTCAAATATAACTGCTTTAGGATTTTCTAATACAACACAATATTTATATTTTTCTTCATTGTCTTGATGTATTTTATATACAGCTTCTATAATTGTTAATTCTTTTTTTTGTTGTAACAAATCAAAATTTTCTGGCATTACAGCTTTAGGATATAAAACTTTAACGTGTTCTGGTTTTACTTTTCTAGTTCTATAGACTGTATCAATCTTTCCGTCTGGGCCATTTAATAAACATACTTTAGGTAATGGTACAGCTGTAAATTTAACAGGATTAACAGCATCACCTTCTTCTACTAACATACATCCAGTACCAACAGCTAGATCCATAAATGCTTCATGTACTTCTTGATTAAAGTTTGAGTTTTGTAATACTTCAAAAACGTATTCAGTAATTTTATCTAACTGTAAATTAACTTGTGATTTTTGTTCTTCTGGTATTTCAACACCTGCTTGAAAATCTGCCCATCTTGCAAATGTAGGTACGATACCAGATTGTAATCTTGATGCAAATTCTTGTACACCAACTACAGCAGTTTCATCAAAAATCTTATCAGTTCTTTTTTGTCCTGGTGATTCTTCATAAAAAGATTCTCTATTAGGTAAACAATACTCATAGGCTTCTTCAAATTTTTCTCTCCAATGATCTTTTACAGATACAGCTTCTTTGTATTTTTCTAAGATACCTGCTGCTTTGTCTGATGTATTTATTATTGGTGTATCGTCTATTGTGTAATCCATTATTTTTTACTCCACTTATTTTTAAGTTCTACAATAAAAACTTTTATTTTAAAAATAATTTTATTTATATATTTCATCATCTAAATCTTTTAGTTTTCGCTGCGATACTTTTAGGTTGTTTAACGAATTGTTTTCCTTTTTTATTTCCACGTGCTTTAGCTGCGTTAGTTGCTGACTTTTCTTTAGCCGTAAGAGCTTTCCAAGCTTTCTTAGGTAAATATCTTCGTTTGCCTTCTGATTTTTTACCACTGCTTGTTTGCCATTTTTGTTTACCCCATTTGGTAAGTTTGTTTGATGAAGACTTAGATCCTCTATAGCCTCCACCTGCTTTTTTATAAATCTTGACAGCAAGTTGCATAGCCCTAGCACTGTGTTTTCCTCCCATTCTTGCTTTGGCTTGAGCTTTAGCTCTTGCCCATAAAGCAGGTTTAGTTTTCTTTGCAGTAGCCATTAAGCTTTCTTCTTATGCCTATTTGCAAAGTTTCTTGCAGCAGCTACACTACCGAAACCCCAAGCTTTTAATGCTAAAGCTTTTCTTGTAGGTCTGCCTTTACTATCTTTCATTGGTCCTTTCATTCCTGCAAACCTTGCAGCGAATGATACTCTACGAGGATTAGTTCCTTTTTTAACAGGAGCTTTTAAGTTTGCACCTTCTTTACGTTTAAAGAAAGCTCTACCTCTAGCATTAAGTCCCCCTTTTGGATTTTGATAAACTTTAGCTACCATTATCCAAAGAAACCTCTGCCACCTGCTTGACTAAATAAAGATCTAGTACCAATAACTCCTCTAGCAACTTTTTTTTCATAAATATCTTGTTCTTTTTTTATTTCTTTAGCTCGTATTTCTTCTTGCTTTCTTGCTTCTTCAATTGCAGGATCTGCTTTTGATGGTGGTGGTGCTTTTGGTTTAAATACTGAACCCATTATAACTCCTCATCATCCATATCATCAAAATCATAAGAAGTTAACGAACCCATATTAGCTTCCATTTCTCTTAAAAGATCATCTTCTTGATCATGAAGATCTCTCATCTCGTCAATGATTTCTTGTACAGATTTTTGTTTTTTTTTAATTTTTGACATTTGGATCCTTAATTTTTTGATTAAATGACTTATATCCTGCTTTTATCAACGCACAATAAAGCTGATAAGGAGTAAGGATATACCATTTATAAAATCCTATTAAACGCATTATAAATGAAACACAGGTCATATCTTTAATTCTAAAGAGCTGCCATTGTTCTTTTTCTGGACATCTTAATACTTCATAGTCTTTCAAATAGAATAACATATCTTCAAGTTCTTCTGGAGATAGTAAACTATGTTTTATTCCTGCATGAGTGTATTCTAAATGAATCCATACATTTTTTTCTGGATCAAAGTTTAAAGCACCACAATGTTTAAAACCTTTTTTTAAAAACTGTAACCATTCTGGATAAGGATATTCATCTGCTTCATAAAAATATACTAACCATTCCTTTTGAATATGTCCCATACTTTCCTTTTGGTTACACCTGGTTTAGAAAATACATCCCATTGTTTCTTAGCAACAGTTGGTTGTGTTTGTATTTTACCAGACATCATTGTTCTACCTTCACCAGCTCCCATCATCAAATATTGTAAAGCATCATGAACGTGAGAGTATCTATTCTTTAAAGGTTTTTCATCATATCTATCTCCAGACACTTGAAGTCTTCTATAATGATAGCCACCATTAAAACCTTTTTTTAAATTTATACATTCTGTACTCATAGTAAATCCTGGTGATCCATCTATTAATCTTGATAGTGTAGAATCAACAGCTTCTATTCTTAATGCAACATCATTAGATGGTGCAGGAATAGCTTTTAATCCATAATTTCTCATTATTTGAAATGGAGTTCTTTCATCTGTTTGTGATCTAAAATCTCCAGCAGGATCTCCATAGATCATAACTTCATATCCTTTGTATAATTTTGCTATTTCTCCTCTCAGTAATTCTGAGAATCTAATTACACCCATATCAAAACAAACAAGCTCATTTAATATATTCCATTTACCTGTAGTAGTTCTTTGACCAAAGACTGCAGCAGGAGTTAATCCAAAGTCAACTCCAATCCATATTGGTTGTCCAGGTATTAAATCTATTTTTTCTTTTGTTATATGTAATTCATCTTTGAAACTGTGATATACAGGTTTACCTTCTTCAATAGATCCTAGTTTATTTAAAACATAAACATCTATCCATCCTTTTGTTTTACCTCTAATAATATTTTCATAATATTTTTCGGTTAGGTTTTTTTTATTTTCTGATTTTTTGTTATCTTCATAACCAGTTATTAATCCATCAGATCCTTTGTTTTCTAGCAAAGCAGGGGGTTGGGTATAAAAACTCCAGTTGTCTGGTTTGATTAACATTAAAGCTTCTTCTCTAGAGATGTGGTCTGGTACAGGTACATCTGCTGCCATGATTGGCCACCAGTGATCTTCTTCTGGTGCGTTGGTATCAGCTATAACTCCATACCAACTAGCTCCACCTTCTCTCATACTAGGAAATCTTCCTACCCTCATAGTACAAGCATCTATGATTGATTTGGGTATTTCTCTTGCTTCATTAACCCAAACACCAGTCAATTCTAATGATAGTAATTTCTTAACATCTTCTGGTCTATCAAGAGCTAAGAAGATAACTTCTACATCAAGTTCACCAACTAAGATTCTATGAGTATAAGGAACACTCCAAGCAAAGTTACCCCAAGTATCTTCTGGAAACCAATCTAACCATGTTTTGATTGTTGTAGTTCTAAGCTGTGGATTTGTATTTCTAATTACAGCCCATCTAGATTTTCTTTTACCTTCTGCATTTTTCTGTTGTAATAAAGCTCGTCTAAATATTTCAATACAACAAGCAACTGACTTACCAGAACCTACTGGCCCACGCAGTCCTCTAAAGAAGTCGTCAGACTTCATAAATTTTTTTAGAGTATCGCCTTCTGGTTTGTATTTAAAATTAATCGACATTTACACCAACATTTGCTTTTAACAGATTGTATATAGTTTCTTCACCAAAAGCTTCTACAAGTTTATCAGCTTCATAGTCTGTTATCATGTGTGTTGGATAATGTTTAAGATGTGTATTCTTAACGATAGTTCTTAATCTTTTACGATCTTTTAAACTTAAATTATTGAGGAACGACATTTTAATTGTTCTACCCTTTCTAATACTATTTTCAAGATTTCTTCTTCTTTACCATATTTAGCTTCAAATTCTTTCTTAGCCATGTGTATAGAGAAGTTTCCTTGATGATGGTCATGACATAACGGAATCACGTGGAAGTGGCTTGTACGTCTTCCTATGCCAGTTCCAGGGGGTCTTATATGATGTAGGTTAGCTGGTCTTTCGCAAACATAGCAGCCAAGCTCAGCTACCCACCTCATATGTTCTTTTTCTTTTTTTGTCGCCATTACTTCTTTTTCATTTTAGCAATAATCTTTTTTTTAAGAGCTTCTGGTAATGTTTTCTGTTTTCCTGTTAACTTGCTTTTTGCAGCAGGTCTTCCTCTTTTTGAACCGTAAGTTCCTTTTCCGTAGGGCATTGTTCCTCCATTTGTTCGTATGTTGATCTGCATCCATCTGGTGTTGCAGCACTTGCCATCTGTATGGCTTGTATATCATTTTCAGCTGAATATACAATCTCTCTTTTTAAAGAGTCATCTTTCCATATATTTACTTTGTAATTCATATTCTCTCCTTTGTTTGTTGGAAGGGAGAACCTTATAGAACTAAAAAAATTTTTAAAACGCACTTAGGCTAACGCCCTTGCCCTTTGTACCTAGTTTGCTTCTTTTGTCTTTTGGAAGATTTGTTTTGGCTCTTAGTATGAACCCCTCGTCTTTTCTTAGGTTTATCTCTTGGTATAAAATGTGTAAACTTCTGTTTTGCCATGCGTACCTTTTTGAACCCTGTTGTCTGTGAGAGTTGCCTCGTCAGCTATGGCTGATGATTTTTGCCCCCACCCTCCGACTCTGCTAGTCGTAGATGTGTGGGTGCATACCAACGCCTCACGTTAGATCTATATTAATCTTAATATCCCCCTGTATATTGTGAGATACCTTATCTGGTGTTCTCAATCCTACTCTATCGAGAATATCTCTACTAGCTTCTAGTTGAACATATTCACTCCTCGCCCCTGTGGATAGCTCGATAAGTCTTTTACTCGCACTTACTGCGCCAAGTCCAAGAGTTTGTGCAATACGTTGTTGCATATACTGTTGTACCTTTGGTAAACGTAGTGTGCGAGAAGCACTTACTCTCGCTGAATCTTTGCTAACTTCTGTTGAATATCCTGCCTTTTTAGCAGCTTCTGTTATACTACACCCAGTAGCTACGATTGTATCTACTAGGTTTCGTTGTTTCTCTGTTAGATCGTCTTTCATAACGCTTATTTATTCTACCCTTAACTGTTCGTAGTTATTTTAATTGTCACTGTCAAGAGAAATAACAGGACTTTAGTGGTATTGGAAACTCACATAACTATATCTTGTATGGCGACTTACAGGCTCTAGTTCGCTTTGCTCACCCAAGCCCTTCGGTCTTGTCCCTAAAGGGTAACGATCCTGGTCGCATTGATCAATCCTCTGGATTGCTCTGAAGGAGTTGCCAAAGGCAACGCTTACAACCCCATACGCAATTTTCTAAAGAAACCGTTCGCTGTTGCTCACTATTGCTATGGGTCCCCCCCACACACGTGGATTAATGTGCTTGTATCATGAGTTTGCCTTAATGAACAGTGCAAGGGACATCAGCGCCTCACCTAAAGGTGATTCCCCTTCGGGTGCGCTGTGTCGCACTGTGTCATTAAGCTTTGCCTCATGATGACTGCACACCTTAACCACATGCGTTATGCCATGTCGGTTATAAAGTAAACGATAACAGAAAGGTTACAATGGAGTACGTTAAATACTATGAGTTGATAACAGATGAACACGATAAGAAAAGAGTTGTTGAGTTATCAATGTTAAGAGAAGAAGCTATAGTGAAAGCTGACTATGATAAAGTTAGTGAATTAGATAGCGAAATAAATAATATAACTAAAGGAGTTAGATATGATGGGTAGTGAATTAAATCAACAAGATTATTCAGATAGTAGATTAGATGATATGCAAGATGTATTAGATTGTGTTGATATGAAAGCTGGTGTTACTGGCTTTTTCAATACAGTTATATCACCATTTGCTGATCATCCAGACTGGTCTATGTTAGCTGAATGGAACGCTAATAGTATTATTGGTGTATTCCAAAGACATCATGAGCAATGTATCAAAAGTCTAGATAAGACAAAAGATCTTATGCAGACTGCGTTACGAGAAGATGTTGGTAATGAGATTACTAAGCTAAATGTTGACAAGTTAATATTTAGACGTGATGCTCAAGAAGTTAATATCAAAAGAGCTAAGTCTATATTGAATGAGTTTCTTCTATGTTATGAAACTACCTTTGGTAAGAAGTTTATGCCTCAAAGCAAAGCTCCTGTTAAAGATGTTACTAAACAGATGAAAGAATACAATATGACTAGACTAAAAGAAGCTCTAGGTAAGTAATAATAAACAATCAAACCCGGTACTCTTAACAGGGTACTGGGTTTTTTTTATCGTTACAGCCCATTTTCAAAACGTTCGGCGTTGAAAATCATTGGGCGTTGCTGCCGAAATTCTATAAACTAATAAACAAAGGAGAATACTATGTTAATTAAACTACAAAACTGGCTAATGAATGTTGCTGCCAAATGGATTTGGATTGCAATCATGTTGCCAATTAGAATCATTCTAGGTTTGATATTTGCTGTATCAAAGCATATGCCTACTAAGGTTGAATTACCTTATAAAGTTGTTAAGAATGAACCTAAAGAAAAATGGTATAACTAATGGAAGTTGTAGGTAAACTTATGATGATACTTACAGGATTTATATTAACAATGTTAGGTAGTATAACATTTATACATTCTGATCATCAAACATTAGGTATTATAATTTGTTTTGCAGGTATTGTATCAATGTTTGCAGGACTACCAGATAACCAAAGGAACAGATGACAAAGTACAAACAACATATAATAGATGAACTAGCCAAGTTGCAATTTGATTATGCAGAGTGCAAAATTGAAATGGATGAATTTATTGCTGGTATAACAAGACTAGGTATAGATTCTCCAGGCGACATAGAGGAGCATAGATCTAATGCAGAAGAAGCAAGATACGAGTACAAAGTATCTCAACATCAAAATAAGTTTTGAAGAAATATTTGATTTACAAGAAATACTTAAATTATATTTTTTAGAACAAGAAACATTAGCTCATAAAGATACAAAAGATATTAAATGTTACAAACTAAATGAAAGATTAAAACATTTAGTTGCTTTGTATGAATTAGAGAATCCTAGCGTAGAAGATTAGTCGGTATCATTACTGCTCCCTTATTCTACGATAAACACACAGTTGCGTTGCACTGTGGGGATTAAGCAACGCACACAGCTATCCCAAGAAATGAGATAGCTTATATAAACAGAAAGAAAGAAATAACTATGAAAGGTATAGCTATATGAAGTCCGTTATCAAAGAAAAAGCTAAAAATCTACGCACAAACATAGAAGGGGTAATACCTAAATTTTTTGGCTTTTTGAAATATATTTTAATAGCTGTATTATCTGGATTAAGTTGGTCATTATACTTTATTGGTCAAGCTATAGATCTTTGTAATCAGTATGTAAAATACACTAAACAAAAAATAACAAAGGATAAAAATGAAAACAATTGAAATTGGAGATATATTAAACAGCATACCAAAAAAAAGAAGAAGAAATGCTAATACAATTAAGTATGGTATGTTTGGTTTATCTTTAGGACCAGAAACATACGAAAGATTAAATAAGTATTGTTTTAAACATAATATAGCAAAAGCTACATTAGTTAGAAATTTAGTAATTAAATATTTAGATGAGGTAGATAATGTATAATGTAATATTATGGAAAGATAATGATAATGAAGATATTCATGTATTTAAAAATAAACCAACATTTGCAGATTTATATCCATTATTAGAATGTGATACGATTGAAATATTGCAAGGTTATGATTCAGATATATCTAATCGTACATTTGATATGTTTTGTGATGAAGAATCAAAATTAAAAAATACAACATATCCAAATAAAAGAGCAACCAAAGCTTGGTACAATTGGCAACAAAGAACTAAAAGACAATGTTTACCAGGAGATCATATTGTAGGATCTGTTGCTATTATTAAAAAACAAAAGTTTAAATTAAAGGAGATTGATGGCTAATTGTTATTACCATTCTAAATCATCAGTAAAAAAATGGGGTGGTAAAACTACAGACTACCAACCTATACATGATTGGTTTGATGAATCAAAAAAGATTGTTGCACACTATACTCATAGAGCATTACGACATCATGCTGAAGGTTGTTTTGCTGCCGAAAAAGAGTTTGGTACTACTATTACAAATTCTGATGGTAAAGTTGTTCCCGTCAGACTTATTGCCGAGCAACACATTCGTGAAGATCTAGGTTGGATTCCTAGTTTTCAAGATTGGGCAGTACAAATACGAGCAACACAATGGATGATAAGAGGATATAAAAATGTTGGAAAAGATTGAAGACGTACTTAAAGCTTTACATAAACATGGTATTACTAAAATTACTATTGATTATGAAGGTGGTCATGACGAAGGTACATTTGATGAATGTGTCTTTTACAAAGGTGAAAACAAAGTTGTTGTAGATTGGGACAAAGTCATGAATGAAGAAGCTACTGACTTTGATGATAATAGTTTTTTAGGTTTAATTTATTCAGATTATGGTAGATTAAATCAACACTATTCGTTTGCTTCAGAATATTCTTGTCGTGGTACTGTTACTATAAATACAGAAACAGGTGACTTTGATGATGATGGTTATGAACGTACAGAAACAGAAACAGATACATATCATACAGGTAATGTATTTAAAGAACAGAAAGAGGTATTTTAAGTGAAACCAAAAGAAAAGAAAGAGTACTTAAAATGGGTTAATAATTTTGCTAATGCAAAAACTGTTACCACAAAAGAAACCAAAACAAAAAAGAAAGGTAAAAATGAAACCAATAAGAAGTAATGAACTAAACTATCTTGATCACCTTATTGCAGAAAAGTTTAGACACAGAAGACAAAACATTGAGTCAGAAATAGAAGCTGCTACTCAAAAACAAACTGATAAAAATTACAAATCGTTTGTAGAAAAGTTAGGTATAAAAGCTCAAATTAAAGCTTTTAAAGACGCAGATGATAAACTTAAAAAGTTTCAACAGCAAAAAGAATCTTATGAGTCTAAATTATATGCTGCAATGACTAATAAAAAAATAGAGCTTGAACAAAAACTTCAGTCTTGGGCTTCTATTAGAGGATGGAAAGGTAATTATGGTAACATTTTAGATGTTTCAATTAAAGATTATGATGATGTTACTTCAACATTATCAAGAGCTTGTAAACAAGAAACTAAAACAGCTGTAGAAAAATTACCTAAATTCAAAGTAAAACATGATTTAGATTTACTTGAAGAACAAGCTAAAAATGTTTTATACTCTGGTAGAGATATAAAAGATGTATGGAGACATTTAGGTTCTACATTCAAAGCTTCTGGTGTACCAGTAGCTGCACCTAAAGAGTTTCTACAATTAGAAAGTAAATAATATGGATATAGATAATGAAATAAATTATCTAGCTGAAACTGATACTACCTTTGCTGAACATATGGCAGAGGTAGAGTATCAGCGAGATATGATTAAACATTACAAAGGTAGTTATGTAAATCAATCTGATGTAGCTGTTTCAAAAGCTATTGAAAATTATTACGCTTCCGAAAGTTATGTTAATTCAATTAAAACAATTAATGCTCTCAATATAGATCTTCTTAAATTAAAAAACAAAAGAAGAACTGCCGAAATGAAAATAGAAATATGGAGAACATTAGAAGCATCAAGGAGAAAAGGCAATGTATAACGAACAAGAACTTTATACTTATATTGGTAAACAAATTAAACATGCTAGACATACTACATTTCAACATAGAGTTATGACTCAAACTGAATTAGCTAAAGCTGCAGGTTGTACCTTTCAACAAATTCAAAAATATGAAAGAGCTACCAACAAAGTATCAATAACTAAATTAGGTAAAATAGCAGAATATACAAAAAAACCATTAGGTTATTTTATTCCTAATAGTATAATGGACAGCACTACCATATCTAGTTGACAGCTACCAAAATATACATATACCTAGTAATTATGGCAAATAAGGCACTAGGAGAACAATTTCATAATAAGGTAATACCCCAGTTTGTTAAAATAAGAAAAGACATGGGTATTTCTCAATTAGAAATGGATGAAATATTAGGTGTAGCTAAGGGACTTGTATCAAAATGGGAGTGTGGTATAAGAAAACCAAGTGGCTGGTTATTCTGTTGTTGGGCAGAAGCACTAGATGCCGAAATTGTAATTAAAAAAAAAGAGGTAAAACATGACAGTTAATCCAGAGTTTAATCCTGGTGATATAACAGACGATCCTATTGTAAATGATGTAATCAAAAAAACAATTGATAGACACGTTCAAGGTATGGAGAAGTTTGGGAAGACTATGTCTGAAAACAAAAGACCTACTTCCGAATGGGTAGATGAAACAATCGAAGAACTATTAGATGCTATACATTATTTAACTAAAATAAAAACTGAGTTTAAAGAATTAGACGCAGATAAAATTAAAGTTAAAGCAGCTCTAAAAAGTTTAGGAGAAGGAACATCTACTAATGAAAAAACAGAAACCCAAAGTTGAAATAGATTACACACCTTATCATGTAAGACAACAAGCATGGTATATGTCATTGCTTAAGTTTTACAAAACTATTGAGTTTAATGATAAGATATATACTGACTTCGCTACTAAATTGTTATCAGGTAAAATGGAAAAAGAAATTTTACAACAATTAGATAGTCTTAGAAGAAAACACAAAAAAATAGAACAAAAGAAATGGGAAGATATAAAACGAAAGGGTGCAACTCGTGTAGGTTTAAACTTCCGAAATATATACAGGAGTAAATAATGGCAGAACAAAATGAAAGTATACAAGAAATTCATTCAAGAAATAAACATCAAGCTTTACAAAAAAAAAGAATTGAAGTTATAACTCATCTTGCAGGATTACTTGGTGTAACCGAATTAAAATATATACAGACAGAATTACATAACATGATCGAAGACATTGAAAGGAAAAATAAATGAACAAAGATTTTGATCGTAAAACAGGCATAGGTGGATCAGACGCTACTAGAATCTACAATGGTGATTGGCACGATTTGTATTTAGAAAAAATCGGAGAGAAAGAATCAGACGATCTCTCAGATGTTTTACCAGTACAAATGGGAATACATACCGAAGATTTTAACATTCGCTGGTTTGAAAAACAAACAGGTATTAAAGTTGTAGGTGAACAAGTCTTTATCAAATCTAAAAAATATCCATTTATGTATTGCAATATAGATGGTGTCCTCAATGAAAAAAAAGCATTACTAGAATGTAAACATACTAACGCTTTTACAAATGAAATCAAAACAGCAGAAAAATACAAAGCACAGATACAACATTATCTTATGATATATGGTGCAGATAAAATGTATTTGTCTATGTTTTTTGGTAATATGAAATGGGGACTAGCAGAAATACTTCCAGATAAAAAGTTTCAAAATCAATTAGAATCTGCTGAAATATTGTTTTGGCATTTAGTAGAAAGCAAAACACCACCACCAGATTTTGTTGACTTCAACAATTTTAACGAACAGATAAAGGAGCATAACAATGGTAGAGAAATCATACCCTTACTCACCAGGCAGTCAGAAAGTTGATACTTCAATAGAAGCTGCCGAACTAATAAAAGAAGGCGCTGATACTATAAGAACTAAAGTATTTAATGTTATTGCAAACAAAGGTAACTTTGGAGCAACAGCAGATGAAGTAGCTGAATTGTTAGGGTTATCTTCATTTACTGTAAGACCAAGAGTAACTGAACTATATAAACAAGATAAAATAGAAAGAAAAGATAAACGTAAAAATAATAGTAAGCGATCTGCATATGTTTATGTAGTAAGTAAAACTTATATTAATAATCAATACACAAAGAAAGGTATATAATGAGAACAGGAAAAGAAGAACATTTTTGGTTATGGGATCAAGTTAAAAATACTAATCCTAAATATACAAAACCATTTACTAAGTTTGGTGGTAAAGAACTAACTACTATAGATCCAATGTATCAGATACAAGTTATGACTGGTATGTTTGGTCCAGTAGGTTTAGGTTGGTCGTATCATGTTGACTACACATACACAGATAAAAATGTGTTTGCTGAAGTAACAGTTAGATACAGAAAAGAACCTAGCCTAGAATGGAATCAATTTGGCCCAGTATCTTCAGTACAAGCATTGTACAAAAAGAATGGTGGACTAGATGATGAAGCACCAAAGAAAGCAATGACAGATGCTATGACAAAAGCATTTAGTCATCTTGGTATAAGTGCTGATGTGTTTCTTGGTTTATTTGACAACAACAAATATGTTCAAGAAATGAAAGCTAAGTTTGATGCTAAACCAACTAATATAACTGTAATCAATACAAAGGAGTTAAACAATGTTAAACAAAGTAATGTTGATAGGAAGACTGGGAGCAGACCCAGAAATAAAACAAACTAAGAAAGGTGAGTCTTTTGCTAACCTGTCTTTAGCTACTAATAAAAAATACAAAACTAAAGATGGTGAATGGCAAGAAAAAACTACATGGCATAAAATTGTAGTATGGGATCCAAGACTTGCAGACAATATGCAAAAGTATGCAAAGAGTGGAACTCAATTGTTTGTTGAAGGTGAATTAGAAACTAGACAATTTAAAGATTCTAATGATCAAAACAGAATTGTAACTGAGGTTGTAATACCTCGATTTACAGGAAGCATTAAAATGGTTGGCGACAAACCATCTAATACTAAGACAGCAGGGAATATCCCAGCATCTAGTAATGATGATTTTGATGACCAGTTTTAATAGGTTAAGATAATCTACCTATATGGGCAAGTCCCAAGTAAATGTTTATCAACTGTAGTATGTAACTACATCTGTTGTGAACTGTAGGCGTATGAATAAATTTTGGATTGAGTACGCCTACAGATATAAAATTTGTGACGACAAATAGGTAAGCTAGAACCTGTATGTAACTAGATACTAGTCCTCGTTACAGCTAAAGTCCTGCTAAGTAAGCATCTTTTTAGGTGCTTACTTTTTTTTATGTGAGGTGTGAGCTTCCGAATTTCATAATAGTCTTAATGTATGAACACAATAATATGCTTAAGAGATATATTTAAAAAACGTAAAGTATCTAATAAAGAAGTAGTAACTTTATTTGATAACATTGCTGATACTGTAACTATTGATTTACTTAAAGGTAATACTATAGATGCAGCACAAGTTGCTTTGGTATCTAATGTAATGCAGATAGCATCTAACTATAATAACAAGAAATTTGCTATAGATCTATTGCAAGGAGCTTTAGCTGAGCTAGAATCAGATCATTTTATTGAAACAGGCAATAAACTGTCATAGAGCTACGTACAGAGCTTTTATATATATTGTACCCAATGATACCGAATTAGGTCTATTTAGCTATCCTGTGGCTTCTCAGAGCCATTTAAATGGTCTAAATTGCTTACTCCATCAAAATAATCATGTATATATGGTACAGCTCTACAATCATGAGCTTTTCTCATAGATTTCTGTTTATTTTTAAATTCAACAGCTTTTTGTTCTGATTCAAATATTTGATTACTAAAAATTTTATACAAATTATTTTGTTTCCAAATAACACACCACATATTATTCAATAATAAGTTTTTTAATTGATTTACTTCCGTCTATATTTGACTCAAGCTCAGCCATTGATTTTATACATTGGTATTTAATAGAATCTTTTGCATTACGCATTGCAATTCTTTTACCTTTTAAACAATCAGACATTGAGATTTGAATACGTGCTTCTTTAATCTCTCCGTTTATTATCATTAATAATGCTATTACTAACTCTGTCATTAATGACCTCCATTTGCTCTAACTTTATCTTTTAATTCTTCAATATCAGCTAACGCTTGATCTAATTGTTCTCTTAAAAATTCTATATTAACTTTGTTAGTCATGTTCATTTCTTGAGTCTGTTCCATTTTCTCTACAGATTTATAAAGATCCTCAATTAAAAATATTTGCTCTTGGTCTACGGGGACTTGTTCAGATTTTTTAAGTAAATCATTTTGAAATAATTCTCTTGATGTTTCCAGAGATACTAATCTAGAAGTTAGTTCTGTATATGCAAACACTCCTGCTGCAACTAAAATTATTAACGAAGCTACTGTTTTCATAGGCATTTGAACAGCTGCCGAATCTGAAATATTTAGTGGCTTAGACATTATTTTTTTCTCATGATGTCAGCACCCTTGAGTCCATAAATCGCCGATACTACACCGATAAAAATTGCTTGATACCAATAAGGTAAATTTTTGAAATACTCAAAAAATAAATCTAATTTATTACGTATTTCTGGATCGTCAGAAAAAACAGACCAACCCAATAAAAGAATAGGCAAAGATACAAGGATAAGTACAAATTCGTCTTTCCAACCATTATCATTACTTTCAATAACTTTCGCTTTATATTCAAGTTCACCTTTACTCATTTGCTCTGCATGACGCATTTGTGCATCTGCCATAAGCATTTGTGTTTGTTTTTTTTTCTTGTATATATGCGATCCTGCTTGGACTGCAAGTTTTATTCCACTAAGCCACATATTAATATTTCCATACGTTAGGTCTTACTACATACTTTTGATCAACATCTACAGTTAACCAATCAAGATGAGTAAAAGTTTTAGCTATACCAATACCTGTAGGTTTTGGATCCCAGTGCAAAGCAAAGTCTAATAACTGATATTGTTTTTGTGGTGATGTTGCTATGTCAACAGCAAACCCAGTAGTATGAGGGCCACTGTCACCAGTAGAACTTACTTTACTATTGTGTTCTGGACATCTATAAGCTGAAGTAATTGTAACACCTTCTTGAATGTAATCACGCCATGCCTGGCAAAAGTCTAAAACTATTTCGGAAATTTTTAATTCTCCACAACATTTACATTTAAACTCGTTGCTGCTAAAATTATTATATTTAGCAAAATTTGTACCATCAGTTATCATATTGTTTCTCCAGTCTATCCATAGATATAAATTGACTTTCTTGTATATGGTTATCCCAGATACCGAGTTCAACTATACCCCAAGACCATCCAGTTAAATTCATCTTAGCATAGTCTTCTACATGCCCATGTGGCAACGCACATCCAACATTAACTATTCTAACATAATTTTTGTCACCAATTTTAGGAGCTTTCCAATCTCTAAATTTATGAGTATGTCCAAATACAATATCATTAGTAGCATCATTAGCTACTTGGACTTCACAGTTTTTACCACCATACTCTTTGCCCATTATATTTAAAGGACAATGAGTAAATGATACACCACCTATATTTTTAAAAGCTCCATATGGAGATCGTTTCCATTTACGATTATCAAAAGAATCATGCAGTTCTTTTTTCATCATACCTGCTATTTCTGGTATACCTTCTTCAAACTTATAAACTCTTTGTTCATGATTACCAAAAGTAATATGTCGTGGTATTAAATCATTATCAATATGTTTATCTAATATATCTATTGAAGATCTTAAAGAATCTATATCTACCATAAAAGCATCTTTAAGTTTACCAGCTTGTGTATGATTTTTTTGAAAATAACTTAAACTATCAAAAGATGCCCAGTCACCTATTTGAACAATATAATCTGGTTTAACAGATTTAATATATTTACCTATCCATTTAAATCTATCTTGTTTTATATGTGGACAATCATGGGCATCCCCAATAACTATTATTCTATGACCTTTAAACATTTTGTATTTCCTTACACAAAAATTTAGTTGCTAATCTAAATTCATTAACATCTTCATCTTTCTGTTGTGCAAGAAAATTAATACTATAATCAAGTGCTTCAACAACGCACTCATTCCATGAGTTATATATTATATTACTTTGTACTGGTGGACTACATTGATTACTAGTAAAGGTACAAACCCATACTATTAATACAAATTTCATTTAAAATTAAAATAACCAATAATACCTGCAGCAAGACTACCAAGAACAACAAGTACTTTAACTATTCCTTTTCCAGTAGAAACATTATCACTTAATTGTTCTACTTTTTTTTCAAGTCTTTCAATAGATTTTAAAATATTATTCATTCTTTCAGCACAAAGTTTTTCATGTGATGAAAGTCTAACTCCAGTAGTTACTTCGCTATATTCTCTTGGAGTTATTTTTTTTCTAGCCATTATGCTTTAGGTATATCTGATTTAACTTTAGCAATAGCATCTTCCCAGTTAGTAGTACCATTAACCTTATCCCAGTATTGCATATCTAACTGTTCTTGTATTGATGGATAAGCAGTTGCTCTTTCTCTTTGATATTGGTTAGCATCATACTCTGCTTTTTCTTCTAATCCTTGTGCTTCTTCTGATTGTCTTACAGCAATTTCTTCTGCTGTCATATCTACAAGTATTCCATTTTTTAATTTTTTCATAATTATCCTTTTATTCCGTAATGATAGTAAGATGAGTAAGTTATATTACCTGTTCCAAAATAAAATTGAACAGCATCAGCAGTTACATCACTTGAATTATATAAATGTCCAACTCCTAATAATGTTCTATACAATGTGTTATCATCATATCTGTAACCAGATATATGTACTGTATTTCCATGATGACCATTTGAAGTAGATTGTCTTGGATATATTAAAACATTTAGACTAATTCCTTCATTTACAGTTCCACTACCAGCACCACCACCACACTCTATATAAGAAAAATCTCTACTTGCATGACCTGTGTCAATACCAGAAGTACCATCGGTAAAATAATTTCCAACAGCAAAAGAATAATCTCCAGAACCACTTTTAAAACTAGAGCCACCATCTGTGCTTAATCTAACTCTTAAACCTTGTCCATCTGTAGCTGGTGCTATGCTTTCTAAATAAATTTGATGAATTTTATAACTTGTAGATAAATCTAATTCTAAGGTTGCTACATCTGTAGTAGTACTTGCACTATTTAATAAAACTTTACTTTTACCAGAGTTTGCTCCTAATGTAATTAATGCCATATTGTTATACTCCTATTAACGCTTGGATTTCGTCATCATCTAATCCCAAGTCTTTTAGTTTTTGTTTGCCAGATGCTTTCTTAGTTTCTTTGTTTGCTTCAGCGTCTTTTAATTCTTGTTCATAAGCGTTTGCT